TGTATGCTACGAAGTGGCGCGAGAATGCAGAAGCGTATTCGGCATACCTATTGATTGCAATGATAATGACCCATGCACAATGGACTTGCCGAGGTGGGACTGCCCCGACACGGTGTATTGCCAGAATATACAGACGTGCAATTATACCTTCTGCGATACGGCAGATTGCAGCGATGAATCCGATTGCACGATTGATGTCTGCGATAGTGTGTTGAATGAATGTATCATGCTTTTGGGCGGTTGCGATGATGCCGATGCCTGTACCAGAGATACGTGCTATCTGAACGGGCAATGCGGGTGGTGGGACAGAACATACTACCTATGTGATGAAATAGATTACTGTACTGCGGGAGTGTGTGTGGGTGATGCAGACAGCTTCCATTGTGTCTATACTTACAATTACAGAAGTTGCGATGATGGCGACCCATGTACAACCGATAGTTGCGGGTATTACGGATGCAGTAATGATTGGTATGATTGGTCGTGCTGGTGTTCGGAACATGAGTGGTGCAATGACGGTGACGAATGCACGGTTGACGGGTGTGGTGATTCAATCGGTGAGTGTGTCTATACGCTGATTGACTGCAACGACTTCGATGAATGCACCAATGACTACTGCATCAACGGTCATTGTGGTAATGCACTCATCAACTGTGATGACAGATTAATCTGTACGGTGGATTGGTGCGGGGAAGGCTGCCAATATGATGACACCTGCACTACCTGCCCCTTCGACACCTTTCTGATAGATTATTGCAAGTTTCTTGTATGCGTGGACGGAGTAACATTCAACGCTTCCAGAGATTGTACGGATGACGACTTATGCGATTACAGCCGAGTGCTGGCACCTGCCTGTTGTCTGCGATGACGGCACAGGTCAGCCGTTCTGCTGCGATGACGCAAGCGGTGGATGTATGTGGGGTTTTGTATGCTGTGAGGACAACAATGCCTGCACAATAGATAATTGGGATGCGCAAGTATGCACACATTTTCCAGTGAACTGCGATGACGGAAGCGGAACGCCTTATTGGTGCGACATTCAAATAGGCTGCCAATACGGATTCTCAAAAAACTATATCCATGAGCAGGATTCGGTAATGCTTTACAACTATCTGGGACAACCTGTTCAATATGGATTTGTGTCGTCAGGAATCTATCTTAGAACAGGTATCATAAATGGAAATGTGTACATGCAGAAGATCATAATACCATGAAAGACCAACTCAACTTCAATTCTTTCAGCAGGTCAATGAGAATTGCCACAACAACAGCATTCTTTTTTCTTGCGGGTATAGGCGGTACTGCGATCTGGCAAGCCAGGGGACAGATTGCCAGGGTGGATACAATAGAAGATACTACGAAAGAACTTAAAGTCAAGCTGGATGATTCTTCCGAATTTATCAACACTACAAATATCAGGCTCATCCGTCTGGAAACAGAACTCGGTTATATCAAGGAAAAGCAACAGGACTGGAAAGATCAGTATGATAAAGATATGAATGAGATCAAACAGCTTATTAAGGAAATTAATCCCTGATGCTTGTCAATACAATCGAGTTCAGTGAAGTTCCAAGATATGGACTTACCAAAGCACCAAAGGGGAGTTATGAGTACCGTGAATGGTGGAAAGAGCAATACAACAGGTGCCTTAACGGATATACGATTGGTGACATCAGGATAACCGGTTATCACTACTGGTATCTGAACTTCTGGCTTATCCGGGGTATCAATACAGTCTTACATCCTGAGCAGAAGCAGAAGCGACTGATCTCTCCAAGATTTCTTGAATTGGATTGGAAGTTCTTCAATGAGTGGGAACGTTGCAAAAAGGAGAACAAAAACTTTATTGTATTCAAGAAGCGGCAATGTGGGGCCAGCGAGAAGGTGTCGGCAATAGCAGGATATGAATTCTCTTTATTTCCCGCATCCCAGACTATCATCCTTGCCGGTGAAGAAAAGTATGCCAGGAACACAATGAATTTCTGCAAACGTGGTCTTAATGCTTTAGTTGGTACAGAATTTCATGTAGCGCGTAATCCTGATACTATCATGGAGTCAGTGGCAAGGAGGAAAGTGTTTGACAAGGATGGTTCTGAGAAGTGGGTTGGTATCATGTCTGAGTTGCATATGCTGACAGCTAAAAACAATCCTGAAGTAGCCTCAAGGTTCAGTCCATCTCTTTCCATCTTTGAGGAGTGCGGAAGATTCAAACTTGCACTTGACACTTACGGTTATGTGGCTCCATCTCAGGAATCTGAAGGAAAAAAAACAGGATGGTCTATATTCCTGATGACATCCACTGATCTTGAAGAAGGCATTGAAGTTGTCTCTAAGCTGGTATTCAATCCATCTGATTATGATGCGATGGAATATGAGAATACGTTCACTCCTGACACAGACAATAAGAAGACATGCTATTTCATACCCGGCTGGTCATTTCTGAAGATAGATGAAGATGGCAATGATTTGGTCGAGGAGAGCATCCAGGAGTGCTTAAACAGACGATCGGAGGCTGAGAAGAGCAAGAATCCAAAGAAGCTAGTTGAGGAGGTTATAGCGCGTCCCTTGAATCCGGAGGAGGCATTGATGATCTTCAAGGGATCCAGGTTTAACGCCATGAAGTTGAATGCGCAGAGAGCATTGATACTCAGGAAAAAGGAGCTTGAGTATATGCCTATCAGGTGTGATCTTGAATGGGTGTATGATAAGATTGCCATTCCCGGAAGCCCAAAAGGTTCTATATTGAGTGTCAAACGTGTAAACAATGAAAAAGGAGACTTCATTATCCTGGATCCTCCTAAAATGGATTCAAAAGGTAAGCCCTTACCGTACTACTTTGCCGGAACCGACAGTTACGATAAAGATGAGGCATTATCAAGCAACTCAATGGGATCGTGCTCAATCTTCAACGGTATGCTCAAAATGTATTGTGCCAGGATCACGGCACGTCCGCTTACGGCAGAAGAATTCTACGAACAATCAGCCAAGCTAGCCTACTACTACGATGCTCCTAACCTGATAGAGTGGTCGAATGTTGGTATTTTTGGGTGGTACAAGCGTAAAAACCTGCTTGGTTTGCTGAAAGAACGGCCAAGAATAGCCTATGCGAATGTTAAAAGGTCTATGGTCAATAACAAGTGGGGTGTTGACCCGACTACGAAAGAGATGTGGATCTCATCGTATCGTGACTATATTGAAGACCATTCTGAAAAAATGTTCGACCTGGTTCAGATCAACCGGGCTTTGGAATACCATGACGACAAGAATTGTGACATCACTATATCATGCTCTCTCGCTTATGTGAACTACCTGGATTCGGTGGAGCACATAGTGGAGCCTGAAACGAAAGAGGAGAAGATCGAGTTCTTCCATTACCAGATCAAAGCTGGTAGGATGATACAGCAGTTTTACACCAACGAAAGGAAGCCAGATGCCTTTGATAGAGCAGGACATACCCTTCAAAGAGAAGGACAAAGAGTGGATCAAGCGTAACCTGAAGGCGATTTCAGGTGATGTGGAGATCAAGAAGACTGACCGCATCCGTGATCTTAAGTCCCGCGCTATGTGGAACGCAGATCAGGATAGCCGGGATTTCGAGTATCTGACAAGAGTTGGTGAATATGACTTACCCGCGTTTGTCAGGTTTATTCCGCTTATCCGTCCAAAGGGAGAACGACTCAAAGGAGACTTTATCGAGCGTCCATTCAACTACACCATCTTTGCCAGTGATGAAAAGTCTATCAGGACAAGGTATGACAGGATACAACAGGCCCATTATTCCAACCTTCGGGCAAACCTGTTCAACCAGTTAAACCAGATACAGGCATTCACACAGCAGATATACCAACAGCTTCAACAGCCACAGCAGACCCAAGTCCAGAATCCAGATGGTCAGATAGTGCAAGGTCCGCCACCGCCACAGGCACCGGTTATACCTCCTGAAAAAGCCATGCAGATGCAGGTAGCGCAGAAGATCATGGAGATGGAAGGGATGATGACGCAAGAGGACATCAGGAAGATTGAAGAGAAGATACCGATGAGTTCCCTGGAGATGCACGAAGACCTAGCACGAAAGGGATTGGAATATCTTAGGTTTACCACAGATCTTGACAAAAAGTTTTATGATGGATTTGAGCAGAAAATAATCACCGATAAGCCATATTTCCTTGTGGATTGGGATAACAGGTATGAGAATCCATTCCTTGAGCTTGTCAACTCTGACAACTTCTACTATGCCCATGATGATGAGATTGACTTTGTGCAGGAATCTGAATGGCAATGCCTGGAACGGTACATGAGCATCAGCAACATCATCACCAAATGGCGGTTCGACTTGAGCGAGGAAGACTATCAGGCTCTTGACCAGAGGCGGCAGCGTATTGGTACAACGAGTTTCAATTATAACAACTTCCAATACACTTCAAGCTATGGACAGTTCTTATATTCAATGGGCGACATCACTGGGCTTGAAAGAGTCAGGCAGTATTGGTTCCGGTCACCAAGAAGGATAGTGTGGAAGAAAGTCCCAAACAAATATCTTCCCGGAGAGTTTCACAGGAAGATGGTTGACGAGACAGCAATCATCGATGAGCCTCTCAGGGATGGGGAAGAATACCAGGCTTTCTACATGGACGAGGTTTTCATGGGAGTTCAGATTGGAGACAACATCTTCATCAAGCTTCAGAAGAAGCCTGTTGTTCTCAGGAGTATAGACAAATTTGGCAAGGTGCAGCTTCCGGTTATGGGCAAAGCATGTTATTCCAAAGGTCACAGGCCATACAGCCTAGTCTATGCAGCCACGGACGTACAGGTACTCTGGAACATCGTGCATTACCACAAAGAGCTTTGGATGGCATTAGCAGGCGTGAAGGGAAGCGTCATGGACAAGAGCCAGAAGCCTGACCTTATGAGTGACACCGAATGGAGGTACCAGCGGAAGCTTGGAACCATGTGGATACAGTCTGAGAAGAGAGGAAAGCAGTTCTCGTTCAACCAGTTCAGGGAATATGACGACAGCTTAAGCCAGGGCTTCACTCAGCTTTTGAATCTGACAGAGCATCTTGACCAGTTGTGTGGCAAGATCATGGGAATATCCGATCCACGTATGGGCAACAACGAGCCATATGACAAGGTTGGAAATGTGGATCGGTCAATACGGCAATCGACTCTTGCCACTGAAAGTGTGTTCTGGGAATATGACATGATCAGGCGCATGGCCTGTGAACGGCTTATCAACCTGAACAGGCTGGCATGGAAGAACGGAAAGACAGCGAGCTACATCGATGACAATGACGAGATGGTGATAATGAACATACCACCCGGGATCCTTTATGCGGCAGACTATAAGATTCACATGAAGCCAGGTGGATTGGAACAGAAGAAGCTTGAGGTGATGCGGCAGATAGTGATGAACTCGGACATGGCAAAGAACACCAGGCTGAGTCAGCTTGGAGAGTTGTTTGCCAAAGACAATCTGAAGGAGCTGCAACGCAAGTTTGAATCCATAGAGAAGGAAGCGCAGCAGTTACAGCAGGACATGATGAACCAGCAGCATGAGCAGGCAAGACAGTTGCAACAGGAAGCCTCAGCGCTGAAGGTGGAGGAACAGAAACAAGTGCTTAACATCCAGGGACAGATCGATGCCCAACTAAAGAACATGGATTTGCAGGTCAAGCAGTTTGCAAACCAGTTAGTGGAAGCCAAGAACGAGATCACAGCGCAGCAGACAGCGTTGGAGAATGAGCTGAAGAAATACATCTCTGACCAGAGCGAAGCAACCAAGCGTGCAGGAATTGAGAGTGAACGTATGACAGAACTTGCCTATCTTGACGAGCAAAAGCGGCAGTTCGACATCACGATGGAACAGGAACAGAATGAGAAATCAGTTGATATTGCCGGTCCGATGACAATAGACCGTAAACGAAAAGAGAAAATCAAATGAAACCATTCAAACCAAAGAAGCGGAGTGCGCTCCAGGAGTATAACTCCCAGAAGTTTAAAGAGAACCTGACCATAGCCAAGCGTGATCCTCTCGGAAGGATACTGCCCAAGTTTGGATTGAAGAAGGGTGGGTATGTTGGGAAGTGGGAAAAAGGTAATCCAAAAGTGAAAGAATACGATCTCTCCAACATCAATCCAATCTATGTCCAGGGTGGAGCCAGAAACAGATTAGGTGGTCAGACAGTGGCTATCAGCGACAATGGAGAGCTGGCGCAGGCGAAGCTTGGACAGACCAAAGGGATGGTAGGATTGCGCAGGATGCTTGGGCTGATCGAGCGGGTGAAGATGCCGACAGAGAAGCCAACTACAACTACCACTACCACTGAAGGCGATAAGGATAATGCTGGAAAAGACACCAAAGGAACTGATACAAAACCAACTGGAACAGATGCCACGGATAATGCAACAGTTGATCTTCCAAAAGTACCGGCAGACTATGATCCATACTTCTGGGATCCGATGCACCGTGATGAACGTGCTACTTATGATGATGGATCGTGGCGGGCTATGGAAGTAATTCCTAGTCAATACAAGATTAATTGGGATGACCCGAATCTGAAACGTAAAGATTTTTCTGATAACAAAGTGTATGATGCTGACTTCTTGAAACGGATTAATCGGGATCCTCTTGAATGGGAGGATAATAAGGATATTCTTCTTGCAAGCTCCATACTATTCCCTACAGCCGCTTTTGCAACTCCTGCTATCGCCAAAGCTGCACTATCCCAATCATGGAGACAAAGACCTGATCTATGGCAGAAGATATTCAAGTGGGCAAAGCCAAATCTGGATGATGTGGGAAAAGGATTGGGGGATGAGATCATGAGTGCTCCTTCAAAGTTTCCAAAACTTCCGTCAGCCCCATCTAATCCAGGCTACGGTCAGAGTGGCCCATACGGGTTTCCAAAGTGAGTGACAGGTTCACATATCAGGACATCCTTGAAGCATTCTTTGCAATGCGCAGGCCAAGGTTTGTTCCAAAAAAAACTCATTCACCCAGCGTACCGAATGAAGGAGTCTCCTCAGCAGAAGGAGGTACAAAAGTAGAGGATGATAGCAATACTGAGGATAACAAACCGGTACAAACAGGTGCAAAAGAACCGAGTAGTCCGGAAACTCCGGATAACTCAGTTCAACCGGTAGTTCAAACACCAGTCCAACCATCGGTACAGTTCAGCGCACCAAAGTATAATGACTACATTGCTGATTCAGCATCCAGATATGGCATCAATCCAGAGCTTCTGACCAGGCTGATACAGGTTGAGTCCAACTTCGACCCAAACGCATTATCTCCGGCAGGAGCGATGGGATTGACACAGGTGGTACCAAAGTGGCATCCAACGGCAGATCTCTCCACACCACAGAGCCAAATCGATTATGGAGCCAAATATTTGAAAGAACTCTATGGTCAGACAGGTGACTGGAGGCTTGCCCTTGCAGCTTACAATGGCGGTATAGGGAGACTCAGGGAACGTGACATGGACATAGGCAGGATGCCGCAGGAGACACAGGACTATGTGAAGAAGTTCGAGCCGTACAATTACGAGAAGGGCGGTTACCTTCCAAAGTTTAAAGCAGGTGAAGGAAAATTACTTTTTCCACCACCTGCAAAAATTCCTGATTCCATACTTGATACAAAAGGAGAGGTTGTTAATAAACTCAAACAGCGTCTTGCAATGCGCAGCGGTCGTACTGATCCGCCCGAAACATATAACGACAAGTTTCAAGAGACGACTGATAAGGTAGAATCACTTTTCAAGACAGTTCCGAGATTGATGGCCAATGATCAAAGGATATATGAAGAAGGATTGGCAAGTGGGCATAATGACATTAGCGATGCAAAGAGGCATGCTATGAAAGCAATGTTTGATACTCACTATAACCCAACATCTAGTTCACGGATTTTGAATGAATCTGGAATAAGTCAAATTAAGGATATAGTTCTTGCTGCTCCATCTGCGATTTATACTAATCTTCTTGGGTTTGGACATGAATTAGGAAGATGGGATTGGAAAGAGTCTCCAGGAGATTTATACAACAATTTTGTTGGTTCAATGGTCGGAGCAATCCCTTTTGCCGGAGAAGATACTAAAGTAGATTATGTAAACAGATTAGCTGAAAATGGGTTTCTTCATGTTCCAAAACCACAACCACCTAATTTCAGGAAAGGAGGGATGCTGCCGAAATTTAAAGCCGGAAACGGACTGCTCGATACCACTCCAAAAGTTGCAGATACAAACAGCACCTATACTCCAAATCTGAAACTTGACACTATTAACAGAAGTCTTGCTCCAAAACTTTCACCACAGCAATTGCAATTAAACGCATTGGGTGTCAATCCGAATCTTCCACCTCAATCAAATGCAAGTGTTGGTCCTCCACAACAGAAAACATGGGCCCAACAAGGAATCAATACACTCAATAAACTTGTTGGCACGAACAATCCGGTTGGAGATCTAATCACAGGACTTCCAAAATTTGGAATGCAGGTGGTCAGAGATTCGGAAAAAATGATTTCAAATCCGTCCGTGGAGAACACTGTTAATATGGGAGTCAATGTGCTTTCCTTATACGATCCAACAAAGAAAATAGGAGCTGCACTGAAGCCTGAAATAGCAGCGGTAGTCACTCCTTACGTTCAAAAGGGTGTTAAAGCTTTTCACAATTATCACAATGCACACATGTATGTCCCTTCTTTATTTGATAAAGCAGAAGGTGGCTATCTTCCGAAGTTTCAATACAAGAAGGGAGGATGGATACAGAAAGCTATCAACCCTGCACATAAAGGATATTGCACACCAATGACCAAATCCACCTGTACTCCGCACAGGAAGGCTTTGGCAAGAAGATTTAAAAGCGGAGATTTGCATAAAAAGAAAAAGACATGATACTCAGACATCCAGAAGATGGGGCAGGCGCAGGAGCGCCACCTGTCGCAGAAACAGCAACACAGATAAGCGAAGCAGTACTTAACGATCTTGCCAATGACGGCCCGCCCACGGTGGATATTGCCGGTGCAGGCAAGGTTCCTCAGCTTGACCTGAAAGATGTTGCAGATAAGCAACTTCCGCAGACACCGCCTCCACAGCCACCGGTAAACCAACCACAACCAGAGCCCCCAACACAGCCACAAACGCAACCATCTTCGTTCTGGAAGCCTTTCGTGGACAAGATGAAGGAAAAGTACCCTGACATCGAGATCGGTGATATAAACGACGCTAATGCTATTGAGCAGCTTGCGGAGGTGTTCTACAAGAATGCAGATTGGTCTGAAAGCCTGAACCCAAAGACAATCGAATTCCAGAGGCTCATAGATGCGCATGGCGGTGATGTGAACAAAGCCATGGAAGACCTGAAAGGAGCCAACACATGGCGGTCGCTTTCTGATGACGATCTTCTTACAGCTGACCTGATGCAGAACCATGGTGCGACTGAAGACAAGGCAAAGTCCATTGTTTCCAAGATGTCAGAGGACGCAAAGGAGGTAGAGGCATTGAAACTCAGGGGGCGTTTTGACAGATACGAAAATGACTATGCAGCCTACCGAACGATGCAGCTGAACCAGCAACAGGCACAGCAGCAGCAGGCTTATCAACAGACCTGGCAAAAGGAATTTAACGAGACACTTGACAATTTCAATAAAACAGAGCAACTTTGGGGTCTTCCAGTTGACGCAAAGCGGAAACAGGAATTTCCAGACAAGTTCAAAAAGTGGATTACTCCCGGTGAGGACGGGATGACCCCGATTGCAAAGCATCTCGCAGATAATCAGAATCTCCTCAAGGTAGCATACCTTCTTGAGTATGGAGACAGCGTTGCGAAAGAAGCGTTGTTCCGGGCAAAAGAAGGGGCAAAGACTGACCTTATCAACAAGTTAGATTTAGAGCCACAGATACAGGACAAGAACTACAAACCCAAAACGCAGGGTGACATCGATTACGATATATTCACCCAGCCCGACAATGGGTAGTAGATGGTGAAACCAAAAAAGAAATTGTAAGATGAAAATCTTAGGCACTACCCAGTATGATGCGAATGTGAGCACAACCACAAACAGCCTTGCAGCCGCCATGCTGGTCAAACCGGAGATACTCATGACGGTCTCGAACCTGTTTGAGAAGAATATCTCCGCTTTCAGCTCTATCCTTGCGAGGAAAGGACTAAAGAAAAAGAATGTATTCCCTGACTTCTCTTCACCTGATTTCAAGGTGATTGGGAACAGGAAGATGATGTGGCCGTTAAAAGGCTATCCGTTCCGAAAGGGGGCTATTGCAGGCACCGTGACTTCTGCGAGCGGAGGAACCATCGGAACGCCTGATGAGGTGTTCATCATTCCCTTAAACACCGATTACTTCTCCCCAAACGACATCCTTGAGCTCAAGGATCGCAGGACACACATCCAGCTTATGGATGAGTATCCTGTTCCGCAGGGTGCAGGCGTATGGAATTACAAAGCCAAGTCCCGGACAAACGTGGATGGATACAGCATTCCTGCCGACCTGTTGACCGAAGGGTCTGAGGTTGGATTCAGCTACACTGGGTTTCCGGAAATGTCTGAAACAGGGTATGAGAAGAACACCTACTTCGAGTGGCACACAGAGTACATGGGCATCCAGAGGATGATGTATTCCATCTCTGGTTCAGCGCTCAACAGTGTCCTGTGGATTGAACACAAAGGACATAAGCTCTGGATCGCAACGCAGGACATGCAGATGATGGAAAGGGTGATACAGGCCAGGGAGAACCAGTTGATTTATGGCAAAGCCACAATCGATGCCAACGACAGGTACTACGTGAATGACCTGAAGAACCGTCCGATTCCGGGTGGTAACGGATTACTTGCGCAAGGTGAACAGTCGCTGAAGTTCCAGTACAACAAGCTGACTCCAAAAGTCCTTGAAAGGGTGATGCAGAACCTGCAGTTGCTCGCAAACGGGACCGGAGAAATCGAGATAGTTGTCCTTGGCGGTCAGGCGTTCATCTGGGATTTTGAAAGGCTGATGCGTGACGTGTTCAAGTTCAATCCTCAGCCGTTGTTCAGCAACGCTGACGGACGTGGAGTGGATTCATCCTTCGACTTCTACAAGATGGGTGGGGTGAAGCTGATCTGTGCTTGGGATCATGGACATGATGCAGCATGGAGGCCGATGAATTATGACATCTACGGGGTTAACAAGGATTCCAGGAACGGGATCTTCGTGAACCTTCAGGGAACAATAGGTGGAGATCCGGGCATCGAGCTGGTCACTTTGGGAAGCAGCGGTCAGGATCGCAGCTTTGCAAAGAAGATCATCGATGGCATGGTTTCAGTGAATCAGGGTGGCAACGCTCCTGCTTCTTCCAGGGCATATGCTTCCAACTCCATGGACGGAGTACAGGTGCATTGCTTATGGGAAACGGGTATTTGTGTGAAGAACCCGTATAGTATTGCGGAACTTTATGTTCCGTAAAGAGACCGGATGGCTGGTACGGTTTGCGGACTGTGCTGGTCATCCACTCTATGGAACTACATCAGCTATTCGCGGTTGCGTATTTGGCTGCGATGTTCTTCCTGGCTTTAAAGAATCATCAAAACAGCAAGATCATCATGACAAAACAATCAGAATTTGCTGCCCAGCTCGGAGAGCTTGTGGCGCAAGTAAACAAAATCGGTACTGAGACCCAGGGACTTCAAACCAAAGTTTCAGAACTTGAAGAACTTTTGCAGAACTCTGACAATATCTCCCAGGAGGTACTTGACAAGTTCAACGAACTGAAAGCAAGCGTCCAGTCGGTGGATGACCTGGTGGCGGATGCACCGGTTGATCCCACCACGGATGATTCGGAAGGATAATTCTTTTCATGAACCGCTCGGGCAGCATGCATGGATGTTGTCCGGGCATCATACATCAGAAACATGGCACCAGAAATCAGGAAATGGGCAGATGCCGCTGTCAAGGACAAGCGGGTACTGCGTATCAAGGCGAAGGATGAGAAATTCAGACGAGCGCCTTATTTCATCACAGCGAAAGGAAACCCGGAAACCAAAACTATGGAGTATGGTTCCGAGGTGGAATTTGAAAAAGCGGAAACGGACTGGCAGAAACGGGCCAAGTCCATCTTCGATACTGCGAAAGAAGTATTTTATGACAAGGAGCAGCAGACTCAGGAATCAGTATATATCAAGCATGACATGGTACTAAACCTTGGACTTGACCGGGATGCGGCTCTGTTCTATCTTATCCTTATCCATGATGGGATCATCGCACCATCGATAGCCAAATATATCCCTGGGCATCACAGGTTTTACATTGAGGACAAAGATCAGGAATTGCAGGTTGGCAGGGATGAAGTGCAGCTCAAGATTGATATGTTCCTGCGTATAAGAGAACTCAAGCCGGAAGACTTACCGGCTTTCTACCGGTTGTTCCTTGACAGGAAGCCCGGGCATACGTCAAATGCGAACATGAGGGCTGAGATTGAACTGTTCACAGACAAGAATGCGAAGGTTGTAAAGAGGCATCTGGAAGATCCAAGACTTGTCCCAAAGTTGTTCATACAGAAATTGCTGAACCATGACATTATCAGGTTCAACAAGATCAACATGTCCTACTTTGCAGACGAAACCAGGATAGGCACATCCATAGATGATGTGATAGACTTCCTTGGTCACAAAGACAATGTCAGGCTCAGGGAGATGTGGGCAAAGCAGATCAGGGAAGAAGCGCCTGAGATTGAAGCCAAGAAAAAAGTGAAGGAGGAAGCCAGTGCTTAATACAGTCCTTGACATGTACAATGGTTTGGCGCAGCAGCTCTGGAAACAGAACTCTGCCAGTCTTGACACTCAGGAGTTTGAATCCCTGATCAACGAGGCGCAGACCAAGTACATCATCAACAGGGCTGAAGAAGTAGAGCTTGTACAGAAGCGGATAGATGACCTGACATCAATCAAGAGGCATGTGATCATCACTCCAAACATCGGGGCCATGGACTTTGACTTTGAAGCCAGTGGGTTGGTCAACTATACAGACCCAAATGAAAGGTTTGGCTATCTGAGAGCATTGGCCGTTGGTATTGAGTGGAAGTATTCAGGGAATGATTGTTTTTCTGATGGTGTTCCAGACAGACCTAATAACAACGATGATGACGTAAACTGGGTACTTGCCTACCCGATGCGGTCAGACTATCGGTATCAGCAGTCCAAGGACTTCTACTGGCAGGCAAGCGATGAGTTCCCGTATTATGAGTTTTACAGCAACACCACCTCCAAGAAGATCTTGAAGGTTCATAATGGAAACAGCACAGCATCCACGGTAAACCGTCTCAGGATGGAATATCTGGTTCACCCGGCAAGACTCACCCTGGCACAGCCAACGGTGATTGACATGCCGGTGCATACAAGACAGGAGATTGTTGACCTTGCGTTATCGATCTTCCTTGAACGGACGGAAAGTCCACGGTTGCCAAAACAGTTGCAACTTGAGGTACAGAGACAGACTTAAGAAAACAAACAAAAACAGTTAAACAATGGCACTTAGGAGACCACCGACAAAAAAGCTGATCAACTCGGTATCAGCAGACACCATCAAGGTTGTTGATGGCGTTATCTACATTCAGGGCTTTGGAAGTTTCGAGCCATCTGATGTAGCCAAATGTTTCAAGGAATGTCCTGGAACAGAACAACTCAAACAGGTATGCCTCACGGTCAACGTGGAGGAGTCCTGCGAATGTCCGCCTTCTTATGAGATCTCAGTAGTGAAACACCCTGATCTGATCCATTTTGAAGTGCAGTCATCTTTCGCAAACAAGATCCTGGTTGAATACGAGAAGCCCAACGGGGCAACATTCACAGCGGCTGAAGCTGCCGCAGGGATTGTGGAATTCGTGAATGCAAACCCGGCACAGCCGGCAACGGCAGTCCAGGTGACTTCATGCACGACACGCACTGCTGATACAGCCGGAGTATCGGTGTTGTTTACCGCAAAGGATGGGATCATCAATTTTGATGTGCACAACCCTTTTGGCGACATACCGACCATCATCACTCCATACAAGCGTCCGATCCTGACTTCTGATGAGTTGTCCAGATTGTTCCCCATCCAGCCCGGTTCTTTCGGATCACGTCCGGAACTTCCGCACTGCGGGGATTACTGCCTGTACTACCTGCTTATCTGGAAATGCTGCGCTGACAGCGTCCTCAGCGACCAGTATGCGATTGACAAGGACAGGGAGTACCTGGCTCACGAGGTAGAGGCTTACTTCTATGTGAACAAGAATGCCACTGGGTTTGAAGAACACTGGGATGACGCGCTCATGGCGTTACTCCCATGTCTTGAAGATTCTTCAAGTTCGTAACAGGCATTGTTGAAATCTTGAAAGGGGGAATGACGACAGTTGTTCCCCCTTTCTTATGTTTGCACCATGACGATTGTATGTGTTGTAGTATACAACCGTATACAGAATATCATGGAGTGGATACGATGCTGGAAGCAGTCTGAAACCAATGGCGCACAGCTTATCATCATCCACAACTATGATAGGAAGTCTGACCAGGAAGCTTACCGTAGACTTTGTAATTCACAGAGTATTGTCTATATTCCAAGGTTCAACTATGGATATGACATAGGCGCGTTTCAAGATCTATGCAGAAACCGTCTGCCGGACGTTCCGAGAGACTGGGATACAGTTCTGTGGTCAACCGATGACTGGATACCCATGTCCAAGGACTTTGTCTCACAATACACCAAGCCGCTCGACAATGGGTTTGGACTTGTCTGTACAGAGATTTCAGAGACAGTTAAGCATCATGTCAGAACATCCGGATTTGCTGTGAAAAGACAGACGGCTGAAAAGCTCCGTTTCATCTCCGGACGTATTTCAACGAAAGAGGAATGCTGGTCTTTTGAGCACCGGGGAGGCAAAAACACCCTGATGAATCAGATACTGACCATGGGACTTAAGATAACCCACGTGAACGAGGACATATCGAAAGCTCCATTATGGGACATGGAGCATAGAAAACATTTTAACAGAATGAATGAACATAACCTTGTTTTCAGAAAAGACAGAATACCTTCAGACGAAGTGTTTATCGTATCATATACGAATGTGGTAAAGAGCTACTGCGATACCAGATTCTTTGACAATCTGTATATTCTTTCCAATGGGAACCATGTATATATTGCTGACAACTCAATAGGAACGGAGTACTACAGGAAGATATGCGACTATTGTTCCAAGTATGAGAATTTCACAATATCGCACCTTGAGTTTCCAATAGATCCAAAAGAATCAGTGTTCCAGAGAAGGGTTATCGGCTGTATCAACTTCTTCAGGGAGATATTCCTCTCAAGCAACTCCAGGTACTTTATGACTGTTGAAAGCGATGTATTCCCTCCGATTGACATACTCAATCGTTTCAAGAAGTCCATAGCGAAACTTCCAGAGGATTGGGGTATGCTTGGAGCTCTCTATCATGGATATGAAGAACAGGGTGGTGGTGGTTTCCATGATTTGAAAGGAAAAGTTAATGGTCTTCACCAGCCGGAACAGGTATTATGCGGATGTACAATTTATAATCGACAGTTGCTTGAGAAGCATCCATTCAGGTGGTCAAAGGAGCATCTCGGCCACTTCCATGATTACTTCATCACAGAGGATGCCAAGGAATTCACGTTTTGGGATGACCGTGATATTAAGTGTGGACACGAACCATCCAAGTCAATTACAGAAAAAGACATACGCTAATGCTTAACACTCTACACAAGATTGCATTGAAACATGGAACGGATAAAGCCGATAACGGATATGCCGTCATTTATCAGACGGTGTTGCATGGAAGGAGAAAACAGGTTAAGAGTATTCTGGAGGTTGGCATACAAAACGGATATTCCCTGAAGATGTGGGAAGAATATTTTCCGAATGCCATGATCCACGGCATAGACATCGATGACAAGAGCTTTTTGAATGCAGGACGTATCATGACAATCAAGGGTGACCAGGGAGACCCGGTATTCCTTCAAAGTATCACTTCCAAATATGACATTATCTTGGACGATGGCGGCCATACCATGAGACAACAGATGCTTACCCTTGGTCATTTGTTCCAGAACGTAAATCCTGGAGGGATCTACATTCTTGAAGACCTGGGTACGTCCTTGATGCCGTTTGAAGCCTATGGTGGTAATACCGATAATATTGACACAGCCCTATCTGCTATGGAGGAGTTTGCCAGGACTACAAGGATTAACTCAAAGCATATCACTCCAGAACAGAAAGAATACATTGAGAAAAATACCCTCAGTGTTCACATCTACGGAGACTACGAGGAGAAACTTGGATTATACAACAAGGATAATTTGGGAGGCATTGCAGCTATCATGTACAAAAGCCATGATTAGATTCATCCATATTCCAAAAGCCGGTGGAACATCACTAAGAAACCTGATACAGGGTGATCGCAGGATTGAATATCTTGCTCACTGCCGGATCACAGACATAAAATACTTCGCTTTTGTACGGAACCCGTATGACCGGATGGTATCGACTTACTTCTATCTGATCGATGACAGCAGGACTGAGCCTGTGGATATTGCTTATCGGTACATCATCAGAAAATACCTGAATTTCAGGGAGTTTATCCTGAACATCGGAAAAGACAATCTCATTGATGTGATACTCCACCTAAAGCCAATGCATTATTGGGTCTGTGATGGTAATGGAACGCTGATGATTGACAACATATTCAAGATCGAAGAGACAGAGCGCATCAACGAATACCTGTGCAGTCTTGGCATAGCCGGATGGGATATGGTAACTTTGGCAAACACCTCTGTTCACCAAATATACACGGAATACCTTGACCAGGATATAATCAAAGAGATCAACAGGATATACGAGAAAGACTTTTTACTGTTTAACTACACGATGTTATGAAGATTCTTCTTACCGGAGGCAGTGGTATGCTTGGAACCGAACTGCAAAAGATCGATCATAACATCATCGCGCCTGCCAAGTCAAATCTTGATGTCCAGTCCATTGGCAACGTGGTTGAATACATGGAAAAGTATCATCCTGATGTTGTAATCCATGCAGCGGCCCATACGGACAACAAATGGGTGGAAAATAATCCTACCCAGGCCGTGTATGTGAACATATGCGGAACGAGCCATGTAGCCATGGCCTGTTATCTTGCAGGATGCAGAATGGTATACATATCGACAGACTACATCTACAAAGGTGACAGGGGCAACTACAAAGAGGATGATGAAATACTTCCTTTCAACCTCTATTCATGGACAAAGCTTGGTGGCGAATGTGCTGTCAGGATCGTAAAGAATCATCTCATTATCCGGACATCGTTTGGCAGCAGTGAATTCAATTATCCTGTTGCGTTCATAGACAAATGGTCATCTAAGGAGTATGTTGACAAGATAGCCCCGATGATTTATCAGGCTGCTATCAGCCCACTGACCGGAGTGGTCAACATCGGTGGTCAGCGAAGAAGCTTGTATAATTACGCATCAGAAAGAAATCCATCTGTAAAAGGAGTAAAAATTGCCGACACGTCATTTTTCACTCCATATGACACCTCACTGAACCTTCAGAAATGGTATGACTACCAGACGGGAAAACCCGTTGCCCAACCTCACCTGAAATGCAGGATATGTGGAAGTGGCAGGATGAAGAAATATCTTGACCTGAACCTGATGCCGCTTGCAAACAACCTTGAATTCACCGCACAGAGAGCAAAGGCAAAAGAACGGTACCCGCTTCAGGTCATGTATTGTGAAGAATGCAGCCTTTCACAACTTTCGGTGGTTATCGACCCGGACAAAATGTTTTCATACTACACGTACAGGTCGTCAGTGAACAAGGGATATGTCACTCATTGCCGTAAAATGGCTCAGGACTTGCAGAAACGGCTCAGGTTGAACGCAGATTCATTTATGGTGGATATAGCTGGAAATGACGGAGCGTTGCTTATAGAGTTCAGGAAGGAGATTGGATTGAAAGTGCTCAATGTTGATCCGGCAACTAATTTGACGCCTATTGCTGAAGCTCAGGGCATTCCTTGTGAAACAGAGTTTTGGACAGCAGACCTTGCAGCCAATTTGGAAAAGAAGTATGGAAAGGCAGACCTGATAACAGCAACCAATGTTTTTGCTCATGTTGACAATCTTATTGATTTCATCACAGCGGTCAGGAGTATACTGAAGGAAGATGGCATACTGGTATTGGAGTTTCCTTACCTGATTGATTTCATTGAAAATATGGAATTTGACACAGTGTATTTCGAGCACTTGTCCTATATGAGTGTCTTACCTCTTCACCGGTTATGCAAAAACCTGAAGATGAGAATTGTGGATATTGAAAAGCAGGATATTCATGGTGGAACATTGCGTGTCTGCATAACGCATGAGTCTTCAGATCACAAAGAAAATGGTGTTGTTGGGCAATATATTTACAATGAAAAGAATGATTACAACAGTTTTCAGGCATACAGTGAATGGGCAAAGAAGGTAAACAGGATGATAGGAGAATTCTACAGCCAGCTTCTTGATCTGAAACAACAGAAAAAGAGGATAGCCGGGTTTGCAGCAAGCGCAAAAGGAAACACCCTGTTAAACAGCGCATCCATCACAACAGACATCATTGAATACATTGTTGATGAAACACCTGAGAAGATAGGAAAATACTCTCCAGGGACAGGCATTCCGATTGTAAACAAAAGGGAACTGATCCATAATCCTCCGGATTACCTGATTATCCTGTCGTGGAACTTTAAGGAAGAGATCATTGCCAAAGTCAGAGAATTTTATCATGGCAAGTTTATCATTCCAATACCAAAATTCGAGATCATTGATTGACGTTGTTTACATATACTCAAACATGCATGCCTCATGGCATGAACTGCGTTATTCACTGAGAAGCCTTCAGAACCTATCAGGAATACGCACTGTCCATATCATCGGTGATCCTCCCGAATGGATTGAGAATACACAGGTGAGGTGGTCAGTACCAATGCAACCATCTTCGTTGTCGAAATTCAGAGATCAGAACACCAAGATATTCATTGCAATCTCTGATGAATCAGTATCGGATGATTTCGTACTTATGCACGATGATGTGTTATTCACAAAGAAGACAGACCCGGATGAGTTGAATGGATGGCATCTGTGCGACCTGACAGACACCAAAACCATGACCGAATCGAAACATCGCGATCTGACCATCAAGACAATGGAGTTGTTTAAAGATTCGCTGAACTACGAAACGCATATGCCATATCTGTACAACAAGAAGAAGATGCTGGAATGCTTCAAGCTGTACAATCCAATCCAGAATGCGCTTCAGATAGCAACCATGTATTTCAACAGGTTCAGGGGTGAAAGCAGGCAATGCAGGGGCATCATCACGAATCATTTTGGAGTTGACAGCATGAAAAGCATAAGCAGTGATGATTTTCAGTGGATCCTTCAGAATGAACGCAAGATCATGAATTACAACGATCATGGGCTTACAAGAGAGCTTATACAGTACATCATGCAGAAATTTCCAAAACAGTCTAAATTTGAGAAACATGCAGACATTGATCTTCCTGGCAATAACGACTATTACTACCGTCTTGGCGGTTCTGGGTGTCAGAACTGTAACTGATGAAGGCAAGATCGGCTATCCGTTAAAGAAGTGGGTTCAGGATCATTTTGGTTATTGGTGCAAACCTCTTTTATGCTGCGCACCATGCATGTCTTCTTTCTGGGGGATATGGACAACCCTGACCATAGTTCTAGTTGGACACTATCACTGGACTTATTTCATCTGGTATCCGGTTATAGCAATCATGGCTTCGTTCCCTTGTGCCTATCTTTGGGCTGAATACACAAACAAAGTCAATGCCGCAAGCTAAGACACTCTGGTCAATACGGTCCTCCATCAGGAATGAACTGAAAGGCGGGTGGGACATTGATGACACCCGGATACATGACAGGTTCATCGATGACAAGATACATGATGCCAGGAACTCCATACTTGAAGACTATTCCCGGTCAAACCCGATAGATGACAGTGTTTATCAGAAAGACTGCTGTCTGGAGATACAATGCGAAGAGCTCGAATGCGATGGCATCCTGACAGGCACCAAGCAATACTATGTGAACATTAAGCCATTGCTTTCCATCAATGGAACCACATTCGTCAGATATGTCGGCAGTGTTGATCTGAAACATTCGGCAACAGAAGTGCCGCTGACAGCCTGGGGACTTGAAGATACATGGACGGGCAACCTCTTTTCATACACCAGAGTCACTTCAGACAAGATGATACTAAGGAACTTGCCGACACAGGGTATGAAGTATCTTTGTGTGATAGCCGTATTCCAGAGTCCAGAGATAACCTGTACAGAATGGAAAGACAAGGCTTATCCTATCCCCGGCAGCCTTATACGCAAGCTGGAATATGACGTGGTGCAGATACTGATCAAACCATTCCTTGTTTCAAACCCAATTCAGAAGAATGACGCAGCAGACGTGCCGATTAATAACGGTGGTAAATAGCATCCTTGTTTCAAGCAGGACTGGAAACAATCAGAGGCTGTTCAAGCCGCAGGAGCAGTTTGAATATACTGGCCCTTTCCGCATGGGGCAGGAAGATATTATTACTTCCGATCAGGATGGGTACACGGCTTGCGATCCATGTTACAAATACTATGTCGTTGCCTGTGATGATCATGAGTACGAGATACCTGAACGTGATGTGGTTGAATCCACAGTAGCGATACCGATGGCAAGCAGGGACTTTGAGAAGGCGAGGAACGAACAGATACTGATTGACCCGAACAACTCGTACAAAGGGACGGTAGCGCGTCCATGCCCGGAAAAGATATTGGAACAGGCAAACATCGTCAGGTTTGAGATATAAGGTTTACAAGGGAGAGAACCCGTTCTTTGTGTTTGTGAATAATGTAGAAGATCTTCTGGCTAACAAGGGAGGATGGAAGAAGCATTTCAAGACAGCCACTGAGCGGGCTGCCATGAAACGGGCGAAGAAGATCGTCACCACATTCATGGAATGCATAGCTGAGGAGATGATCATGGACAACCATGCATATCTGTTTCCGATGGAGAACGGGGCAATCATGAAGATAAAAGAGACAACAGACTATAACCACAGGAAATACCAATATTGCATGTACACTGACGGACGGTATTTCATGCCAGTCTTGCAGTGGATGAAGCCAAAATACAGACACAGGTACAGAGTCAGGTTCAATTACCATTGGCGGAGAATATTATTCGAGGTCAACAGAATCGATTACCATGTTAAAAAATCACAGGTATGTGTCAGTAGCCAACATTGGGCGGATGCTGACCAGGAACCATAAAGCATTGAACTGGGACATGGGCGACCTGATAGAGTGGTGCTGGGAGGTCATGGAGGACATTGGCAACTACAACGCCTATGATGAGATGCTGGATGTCGAGGTGAAGGTGGAAAGCGGCAGGGGAAGGCTCCCATGCGGCATCATGAGGCTTTTACGTGTCAGGAAGAATGGGGTCGTCTATAACAACTTCCTGGATGATGGTGTCTATCTGAAACCCGGATTTGACAATGGAACGCTCATAATCGACTATCTGGGGATACCGAGCGATGAGGAAGGACTTCCAAAGATCGAGATCACCATCAGGCAATGCTGTTACTTCTATGCGCTTAAGAAACTCCTGATTGACGACTACCTTTATGGTAAGATACCTGAGAACAGGTGGGAGCGGATATGCCAGGACTATGACAACTCGGTAGCCAAAGCAAGGACATCATTCAGGGATGTGACCATGGACGACACTGACAGGCTGCAGCTTGCGATGTATTCCTATCTGAGGCCGATTGCTAACTACAGAAACTGGATGTACCGTGGCACGAGCAGTCAATAGCTTTTACGAAGGTCTGGATACAGACACTTCCAACACGTTTATCAAGAACGCCAGGTTCAGAGGCGGCAAGAATGTGCGGCTGATGGGCACCGAAGGCAAGGACTTTGATGCTACAGCCATGCTCGGCAACCATAACGAGCCTACAAACGGCATCGGCTTCAACATCAACGATGGGTGGGTACCGCTTGCATGGGCGACCATAAAGGGTGTGACGTTCGTCTATTCCATGCATCCGACAGCCAACATAGGGGAGCTTGGCTCGTTCCCAAGCCCACCGGTTGGCGGTGGTGCTTTGGAAAGAACATACCGTCCTTTAAGAAACTTCATCAACGCAACATTCCCGCATTCCAACTTTACTGCTGCAAGACAAAACTTCCAGACAGATCTTTTCAATCCACAGGTAAAGGCAACCACAATGATGGTAGTCAGGGAAGACTATGACGGTTCTGCAAACATATACCTGTGCGATTACCAGAATCCTGACCGGGTGTTTAACTGCGGGTTTAATATTGAGACAGGAACTTACAACGACAGGCGCTACACAGAGACTTCATTCACCAACCTGGTGCATCTGTATAATGAAACCAACACGCCTCCTGATGTTTATTTTGTGGAGCTTGGAGACAATGGAAAGCTGAAGTGCGGAAACACCTTCGTCCATTTCAGGTACACCGATGAGCAATACAATCCAACATCATTCAACACCGTTGTCGGACCCATCCCAATAGGCATAGGAAACCTGCTAAGTCCTGCTACCTACCGTGGCGGGGAGGGTGATGAGTTCACAGACAAATCCATCAGGCTGGACATAGACATAGACACACTTGACAGGAACTACAGGTACCTGCAAGTGGCATTGGTCAGGTATTTCACCGATGAGAGCGCTGATGCGCTGCTTATCAGCGAACGGTTTGTCATTGAGGACATAGTAAGCTCTCCTTTGGTTGTTAACCGGATCATCAACACGATGCATAACAATCGCAATATCAATGCTTTCCGCATAGAGATAACCGGCAGGGAGAACACAGCTACCCTTTCGGTGGATGAGGTTGTCGCACAAAAGAGGATTGATGAGGTTTCCAAGTCTTTCGATGTGTTTGAAGGAAGGCTGTGGCGTGTCAATACCAAGAGCAGCAATGAAGATGAGGAATATCAACTTGATGCACTCAGGGACTTTGCACAGACGATGTTTCTTACTGAAGCAACAGAATCAAGGGAATGTCATGGCAACCCAACAGGTATTGACAACAATTCTGTCTCAATGACGCAAAGGACATACCTTGATCCTGTGCAGGTTGAATCCAGGGTAGGATATTTCAGGAGTGAAGCGTATCCGTTTGGCGTGTGTTTCCTCCTTGCCAACGGTAAGCTGACAGAGACATTCCCGGTCCGTGGCAACAGCACTGTCGTGTCAGAGCAGCTTGATGGCGTATTCAGGTTCACAACAAACGCATTGTCTCCATACATAAATGACGTAGGAGGTCAGACGTCCATCAGCATACTTCATCCTGTGCTGAACTATGATTTTACAGTGCCTCAGTTTACCGGTAATCAATGGCTGGTTAAAAATGTGGTTGGATTCTATGTGATGCGCGGTCCCAGGATTGTGAACCGCATCATCACAGGACTTATGTGTCCGGTATATGACGGAAGAGGATACGATAGAAAGGAAGGGTACGATGATGATACGGGTTGTTTTGAGTTCCCAAATCTTTTTAAAGATACCGGTGGAATTAAAGATTGTTTCAAGGATATTGTATCCGTGAAGAAGACGCCTTTCTGGCAGCTTGTTCCAAGGTGTGTTGATAATGTGGCTCCATGGGTGCCATTCATGATAAATAACGGGACAAAGGTGACTATAGGTGGTGAACTGAAAGGCGGATGGTTCAGCAACACTGCTGTTCCAATGGGCCGCGATCTGTATGAGCTTGTCGCTGGAGTTCCAAGATGGACTAATGCGGTGCTTGCCACCACAATCACTCATCTCAGATTCTGGGGGCCTACATACTATTATCCGCATCAGGTTGATCACAATATGGCTATATTCTGTCCTGATTTCATGTTCTCCAACAAGTTTTTTGACAGGTCGTATTTCGTCCTTGCTGAAAGAAAAGTTGAGTTCCATAATGTAATTCAAAACTTTCACTTTAACACTATATCATACTATGCTGACATGAGATCTCCGATTGCCGGAGTTGGTGGCGCTCTTGTTGATAACGGCAGCGTGTTCAGATGTGATGCATATGGATGTCTTCTATGGCAAGCTGCTGATAAAGGCGGGTTTGTGTCTTACTATAATGAGGCAAGCGATATAACAGCTGTAGATGTAGATGATGATGACAACTCCACAATAAAGGAAGAAGCAGGCACAAAGGCGGATTTTTATTTTGCATGGCACTACTCCAAACGCAATTGCAACAATAAACGCAGACAGGCTGAGATACGCAGTCTTGCCATGGGGTTTCCTCCGTATATTGGAATCAAAATGCTTGACGCGCCATCCGGAACATTTTTACTTCCATACCGAAATGGCGCCGGTGTTACAGATGCAGAGATACAAAACAGAACATCTCATATACTTTCGTTATACCAAACGCATCCGGCAAACTATAATCCTTTTGTTCTCATAGATGTAAGCGCAACGCGATACGGCAAGATTTCAGCATTGGTAAGGAGAAACACATTTCCGACCGGCACAATCAATCTTTTCAAAGGGGATTGTTTTATCAACAGGGTTTATTTCAAGACATTGCAAAACCCGATATACGATGTCAATAGCAAAGCAGATGCTGCGCAGGAAAAAATCGATTCTTCCCAATCTTACATCACTTTTGGCAATGTACTTGGAGTTGTACTTGAACTGACCCATAACTCCAACTATCGTTTGGATGGGAAAGATGTGAAGGAACCAAATGATATTCGGGAGACATTCTGGCCTAAACATGATCCTGCCAATGCGGTGACCTTTGCTTGTCAAACACGAGGGAAAGAGTCTTACAACTTCAACACAGGCTATAACAGAGTTCTTGATGCATTTTCGGTGGCAGGGTTCGACAGAACACTTCCAATCCCATTACAGCAAAGAAGGCACATCACCAGGATGGTATATTCCGGGAAACATCTTGCAGGATCATACATCGATGGATGGCGCATAGCAGGTCAGCAGGCTCACCAGGACTTCGACATCAAACTTGGAGACATATTCTGTGTGCATGGCTTCCAGAGGAAACTTATTACTCTGCATCATAACGGTGTGCTTGTTCATGGGGTGGAAGAAAGGGAACTGAAGCAAGGATCTTCGGGCACACTTGAGATAGCCACGCAGATTGACACGCTGTCGCCAAAGCCTCTTGTTGTATCTGACAGGCAGGGATGCCAGCATACATCGGCTTCCATAGTCACCGAGAATGGTATTTACTTCCTTGACTTTGACAGAAGGAACATATGTATGGTTAATCCATCAGGACAGTTGAACATCATATCCAGTTCAAAGAGCGTGGCAACGAAGCTGAAAGACTTTATCAACGCCCGCAGTCACCGGAGCGATGGTTCTTTCAACTTCCCGGAATCTGTATGGGCTGTTGATCCGACACTTGGGAATATAATCATGCACAATGGCTTTTCCTTTGGCTATAACAAACGATATGACGAGGTGTACTTCTCAATCATCCATGAGGACGATAATCTCACCATGGGCTTCTCTGAGCGTGCAATGGCATTTTTCCCTGACCCTCAGTTCCACAGTCCATGCTATATCCTGAACAATGAGGACTTCTTCTCATGCAGTCCTCATGTTGTAGTCAATGGACTTGTACAAAATAGTGAACATCATGCCTTTTATCTACATGACTATCCACTGATTGAAAGCAGTGTACCAAAACCTGTACACAATTATCTACGCTACTATGGCAGACAGGTTGTTGGCGAATGGGTATTTGTTGTAAATTTGGAACCAGAGGTCATCAAACTCTTTGATTACATGCATATCAACTGCGGACAGGAAAAGTTTTCAGAGGTGCTATATGAAACAGAATTTCAACAGGCAATCCAGAATCCTTTTGAGGATCCGAACAGCGTAGGGTTCAAGCCAAGGTATCAGGAGGATGCATGGAAGGTTCCCATCAAACGGGCAGACGTTCTTAAGACACCTCACAGTTCACATTACCAGGTACAGAGTCCCTTGCGCGGCAAATGGCTGAAGGTCACACTCAGGTATGATCCGGTACCAAGCCAATACGGGGACAGGTATATCCAGTACATCAAATCGGTAGAGACCTACCTTAAACCAGCGTTCATATGAGCTTGCTCACGCAACCAAAGAAGAAGAAAGGGCCGGTTGACCTTTCCCAATTCAATCCTGACACCGGAACATTGCAGCAGACAGAACCGGCATCTGCTCCAACGATAGAACCAAGGACAACCTCATTAGTTAAGCCACAGCCTGCCAACCAGTATATGAAGTCCCTGATGGCTCCAAGCCCCGTTGTTCAGGCTACTAACATGAGTTATTCAGCACCGAAGACAAATGTCACTCCAACTCCACTAGCCATTGCTAAAACGCCTGTGGCTCCAATGAGCACTCCTGGAACCATATCTGCACCCACTTCAACATCTCTCATTGGAGGGCAGGTTCCGAGAGCACCGACTCCAACTATATCTCCTGTCAGCAATGTTCCGAGTACACTTCCGGTAACCAGCACTCAAGGGGTTCAATATACACCGAAAAGCAGTGTAAGCGGAGCTGGAATAGCTTCAGGAGTGATAAATCTGGCTGGGTCTGTGGTTGATACAGCAACAGGTTGGAATAAAAGCAGACCATCGATCAACGATGATCCTGTTCTGAAAAAGATGGTTAACCAGCAGAGGAAGTACAGCAATGCCGCTAAGGTAATCGGGACGGTTGGGTCAGCAGCTTCGATAGGAACGTCTTTTATTCCGATCGTTGGTCCAGCGATCTCTGCTGGAATTGGAATAGGAACAGGTGTTACTGTTCCTTCGCTTAACGCCAAAGCATCAGAATTAGGCAAAGATATTGCCAGCTACCAGAAGAAGCAGGCTGCTGAAGCTCAGAGGCAGCAAGGTCTTGTAGATTTCATGCAAAGCACAGCCGCAATACCAACAAGCAACCAGGGAGTGTCGCTGATGAGCGATCCTTTTGGAGCTACGGCAGGCAGACCATATGTGAACCGGACTGACAAACCATCATTCAGCGTGGCGGAAGGTGGAGAGATTGAAGGTACAAGCTCGGGCTATGATACCAGCGGACACGTAGTTGGGCCGGGTGGAGAAAAGACCGATTCCATACCAATGGCTGTTAACGAGAAGACAGCAGGCGGGGCGGTGATACCGGCAGAGTATGTGCAGCAGTTTCTAAAGGAACAGTCAGCTAACCTGGGAATAGATCCAACCAAGATTGCCAACTTCGACCAGCCTGATGGAACCACAGAATACGGGATGGTCAGCAACGGAGAGTTCTTCCTTTCAGAGCAGATGGTCAGCAAAATCGAATCCATGTATGGAAAGAACTTCCTGAAAGAACGGTATATGCCCAATGCCGACACGCAATCTCCAAAGACAGGCAGGACATTTGAGGCGGCTCCCGGAACGTATGATATTGGAACAGACCGCAAGCTGCGCAGGATGCAGAACATGAGGTTGATGCAAACAGATCCATTTGCAACAGACCAGTATGATCTGCGCAGATTACAGAGGATGCAGAATATGGGAACCACACCGGATATGTTTGATCCGAATATATCAGATGCTTATGTTCATGAGGTGATGAACCAATATTCAGGTCAATCAGGGACTGCAAGTAAGACGAGTGCTGACTTGAACGCCAACAACCTCAATGCCAACAACCTGAATGCAAAGGTTGCATGGCAAGACAAGCCTTATGGAAAAGAGATGCTGGCTTTACGTGGTGCAGGACTTCTTTCCGATGCTGTTAATATCGGACTGATGATCAGGAACAAAAGACAGAAGCCGCCACAGGTAAACTTCACCAAGCCTATCCATCCGGTGATGATGAGCAAGTGGAGGCCGGAATATGATGTGCTGCAAGCCAAGACAGATGCCGATTATGTCAGGCAGCTTATGACAGCCAGAGAGATGGGTGTCAGCCCGGCAGAGGTGGCTTACCAGCCATTTGCAGAGCAGCGCGGACGCATCACGGCAGAGCAGGCAGGATATGCCACGCAGATAGAAAATGCCAATGCACAGGCGACAAACAGGTTCTATGACAACCTGGTGGACACAGAAAACAGGAAAGCCCTTGCGAATGCCCAGATACAGCAGTCAGACCAGCAGTTCAAGACAGCAGCACAGATGCAGTTGCTTGAGAACATCATGCAGAACCATGATCAGGAATCTGTTATGGCAAAGCAGGCTTTCAGGTGGTATCAGGATATGATGAATTATGAGAACCAGCTAAGACGACAAGAGTTAGGACTACCAATCACTGTTAGCTAATGGCACTTGTAACCAAGTTTCCAACATATCTTTCTTACAAGGCACGTCCACTGACGGTAGCATCAGTATCGAACTTGATACAGCTTGGTATTGCATCTTCCCAACTCAGGGAAAAGAGAAAAGAGCAAGACCGGGCTTTACGTCCGGATGAAGTGGATCTGAGCAACTTTAAAGCCAATCCTGGAGACAAAGCTTACATTCAGAACAAGGCGAACAAGTTCATGTCTTTAGTTGACAGTACAGCCTCATCCATGAATGGATATGCTAATCTGCACAAGTCACCGGATTACCACAAGATACAGGAGTTGCAAACAGAGCTTCAGTACGACATGGCTGTGGCAACAATAAACTGGGAAACAGGACAAGCCATGCTGAAACATTCCATCGACAATGGAACGGCAGGAGATCCATATTTCGATGACCGCGGGGAGTGGAAGTTCATAGACACACCGGAAGGGAAGAAGATTGCCACCCAAAGCGACATCATGGTTGAGCAGTTCAAGAGTCCTGTGGTTAAAGATGGACTGCTTCAACAACAGAAGTTCATAGTTCCATCCAAAGGAAGCATCTACGAAGAACTCGATGATTTGCTCCAGGGCGCATCATCAAGCGAAACAGAAGGAATATTATGGTCAGATGCCTCAAACCTTCCTGTAGCCCACCAGAATGCGCTTAAAACGATTATACAGATTGGAGGTGGCACCAACATCCAGAACATAGATGCGGTGGTTGGAGCCATAGCCCAATCAGGACTATCCAATAAAGCCAACCAGGATGCCTACCGGATGTTTATCAAGAAGAACAAGGAGAAGATCGAGAAAGGGGAGATCAGCATGAGCGATGTGGACAAGAAGCTGTTCCCGGAGTTTCAGGCAAGGCTTATCAATCAGTATGCGGTGAGCAAGGCAAAATATCAGTTACCGACAAAGACAGGAAAATCTGATGGAGAGAAAGGAGAGATTGACTTCAAAGGACTTGGAGAATTCGGGAAAAGCTGGTACATGGATCCTGGCAAGACAAACCCGGCAATGAGCAATGTAACAAGGTGGTGGAATGATGGAACGGGAATGAAGGTTTCTCATGCTGATGTTGTCACCAGCGGATTATCTCTTTCTTCACAGAACAAGATATATCCAAAAGGTGTTGCGTTAAGCAGGCTTTCCAATACTTTCATGATAGGCAGGAACAATATCGATAACGATACTGAAGACCTGGAAGCATATGTAGTGAAATACAAAGGGACGCAGTATTACCCATCGGTTTATGATACTGAAACAGGTCATTGGAGGCCGGCAAGGACGCCACAGGAATTTTCAATGTCAGAGATTCGTCCTTATGATACTCTTGAAGTTGTGTCACCGGAAGAAGCCCTTGAAAATCCAAAGTTGAAGTACTGGATTTCAAGTGATGACAGGCATAATACCGGGATGGCGGTTGAAAGAAGTCAATTTGGAGAAAACTCCATATTTCAGTGGATCAAGCCAGAACTTGCTCATGCTAAGACAGGATGGTGGGGTAGGAATGAGGCTGATGAATTTAAGGATGCTCTGCCGAAAGATGGACCAGGAAGTGATGCCAAACAGATGCATGTAAACAGCAGCATAAACATCAATGCCAATAGGGGTCATGTTTTATATGAAGTAACCATTCCAAGAGATCCATCATCAAAAGACGAGGACGAAATAGGTGTTTCCAAATATTATTCCGGGTATGATGCTGAAACATACAAGGATCAAATAGACAGGGTTAAGAATGCTTGGATGGGATTGAAAAAGAAAGTTGGCAATACCACGCTTGAAGATCTGATAACTGTACCTGAATGAAGTTAGACTACATTGGATACTACCTTACCGGAAACACCCCTGCCGATGCTCAGGTAGTGGAGTCCACAGGAAACCAGTTTACGATTCTTGATAAGGAAGCTGCATGGGAAAAGTATCAGCAACTCATTCCTGACCGGGCCGTGTTTGATCAGAAGTATGCTGAAGCAGAACAGTCATACGACAAATACAAGACAGGGAATTTCATTTCTCATGTATCACAGCCAAGATTCATTGCCCCTAATTCTGTGAACAAGACTTTGTTTGGGTTCACCAGTAAATTGAGTGAACTTGAATCAATAGATCCTGTAAGCCAGCAATGGGCAAAAGACCCGAATGGCAAGATACGTGAAATTGCAACACCAACCACCATTGGTGCATCGCATGGGTATTACATTGATAAGTTTGGGCAAAGGAAAAACTATGATGAAAAAGGATGGTTTGACATCCTTGAGGCAGTACCAAAGGATGATACATATGAATTGCATGAGAAAGGCTGGACTGATTCCATAGACTGGTCAAATGCAATGGGCATCTGGGGGCCTCAAAAGATAAACCCAAGTGCTACCAGGGACTCAGTATCCGCCTTGACAAGTCTTGCAGGATGGGGAGGGTATTTGTTTACAACTGATGAGATACTTGAAGACATAGTAACCGGTGGCATTCAATACGCTAAACAGGCAATCAAAGGTGAAGAACTCAAATATGATGAGACCAAACCTGGAATGTCATGGGCATTTACTGATAGAAAGGGAAACTTTGGCAGAAACATAGCCAACTTTCTTTCCAGTGGCGACAGACAACCAGAAAATATCCTGACAACAAAGAATGTGGTCAGCTCTCTTGGACAGGCATTGAGTAATATGCTGATGTATACCGGATATTTTGCAGTAACAGGTGGCAATCCGGTAGCTGCCGGTGTGCTTACTGCCGGAACTATGTCGGCCATGGCAGGTGGTATGATGGTCGATACTGCTAAACAAGCAGGATTGAATGACTTTCAGGCTTCATTGATATTTGCTCCATCGGCAGCAGTTACATTCGCTACAGAACAATTGCTGTTCAGTTCCAACGTGGTAGAGCGCATGCTTCTTTCAAAAGTGTTGCGTTCAGAACTTCAGGCCATATCCAAAGGAACAAAGGATGCCGTTACGAAATCATTCGGAAAAGGATTGGCTGAATTGAGTGAAACAGAGATGGAACAAGCTTCCAAGATGTTTGCCAATGGATGGAAGCAGGGATTGAAAGGCCTGGCAAACCGTGTACCGACAATATTGAGGGAGGTTGGTGAAAGCAATAAGATGGGGCAGGTTTTTGCAGCTACTACTGAAGAAACACTGGAAGAGATGGTGGATGCCATAGGACAGAATTCGATACAGGCTACATTTGACCTAATCTCTCCATTGTTTGATTCCAAGGCAGCATTTGGAACGACATACGCTGATATACTGAATGGCGACATCATAGATCAGGGTATCCTTGGTGGAATTGGTGGTTTTGGAGCTTCGGTATTTGTTCCGTTTCATAAGAAGGTGCAGGCTGAGAAGATGATGCAGCTTGGAGCCAGGTATAAAGGAGATATGACAAAAGTCAAAGAAGAACTGAAGAAGATGTATGAGTATGGGTTAGCGCCAAAACATAAGGGACCGGAGGGTATTGTCTATGAAGGGAAGGGCAATCCATCATGGAACGATGTGGTATATGGAGAGTTGCTTAATGAAGCGAACCTTGTAGAAGCGATGTATAAAGATGCAGGATTACAAGGATTACAGGATTTGGGTAATAATTCCAAAGTATCTGGTGATGACATGTATAAGGTTGCAGAATCTCTTGTTGAGAAGCATCTTGAATATGGTCGCAAAATCTATGAGAACAAGTCCAAGATAAGCTCTGCAAAAGAATCAGAAAAAGCAGACCTTCAAAAAGAAATTGATACTTACCAAGCTATTCAGAAACAGATATGGGACAAAGAAACCAAGACAAGTCAGGTATTTGATAGGCATTACAATGACCTCCGGCTGATTGGGTCAAAGACCGGCTTTAATGCTGACAAGTACAAGGCGTTCATTGGCAAGAGACCTTCTGAAAAGAATGTGGACAGGTACTATGGATATGGCAATATGGTTGACAGCAACCGTATAGCAAGAGAATACACACAAAAAGAGATAGAAGCAAATATCCAGAAAGCAGAAATATTGAAAGAAGGCGTATCATGGCTGGATACCCGAATGGGACAATTTGCTTCTCTTGTTGATAAACATCCGGATAAACATGCTGACTTCCAGGATGCAGGAATTCAGAAGGTATGGAATGAGATTCTTACCGGACTGGAGGTGCTTGGAACGTCAGATGATCTGTTTAGCAAGCGCATGGACTTTTTGTACGCAATAAGCACCAAGCTTACTGATGATGACATCGCCCATTTGAAGGACATTGAGCTTGTTGACGAAGATGGCGAACAATACAAGCCAAAGACGGGAGACTCTTATTACCGCTATAAAGAGATTGTTCAAGACCGGAATTATTTATCTCCTGCAAGCGAGGAGATGCACCTTTCCTCTTATGTAGAATTGGAGAAAGCCTTTAAACAGATAACCAACAGGACTGAACCAATGACCCTTCCAAGCGAGACAGACCTGTTTGCAGACAACTATCTGTTTCTCTATGAAGAAGGATTGCAGGATGGCAAAAGGGTTGCTTTTCATAAAGGGAAGATCGGAACTAAGCTTGATGAGCTTCAAAGGGTGGCATACTTTGATGCGCAACAGAATCAGGAACTGGAAAAGATCAAGGAAACACTCGATGCTTTGGATATGTATGCTGATGCTGAGATGAATGTATTGTCAGGATATGATGCCAACGAACAGAAAAGATTGTCTCCCGAGCACAAACTGATGACCAGGGAAGAATATGATGCTGTAAAGAGGGACATATCTGAGTACAGGACACAGGCAGAGGTTATTGACACGACAAAAGCATCGCTTGAATCCAAGAGCCAGAAGTTCATGAACAGGAAGCGTATCAACGAACTGTACCTGAAATATCATTACTTGTCAGTACTGTTTGCGGTGTTGAACATTGATGCTGCAAATGTTGCCCAGGTCAAGGAGAAGCTGAAAGACATCTCTGACATTGATCCAAAGACAAAAGCTGTATTAGACCAGTATGAAGAGATATACTATTCGGAACATGATAAGATTGGAGATGATCAATTGAATGACACGAAGCAGATCTCTGAGTTCTTTAATAGTCTTTTCACTCCTATGGAGAAATTCCTTAAAGCAGGATTAGCTGGTGGTATCAGAAACATATATCCAACAAATGAGCATGCTTCATATACTCCAAACGAGATTCTGGATTTTTACCAGACAGGATCAGGTGAAGCGCCTGCATCGCATATTGCATGGAATGCGCTGTTGTTTGTAAAGTCATTCGATGCCAGGATGACGCTAATGGCAAAGGCGGCAAAGAAAGCTTTTGATGAAATCTCTTTTGTTGAGGCTGACACTCCAGCCGGCAAATTAAAGACATTCCCAAAAGATAAATATGGTTCACATGAACAACAATCTGTAGCACTGACTATTGCACCATTGATAGTCAAAGGTGCAAGAATGTCTAATGCCATAGAAGCCATGCGGACTATATTCAAGACATTGGATGCAGATATTCTTCACAATACAATACAGGTGGCAGGTGATCCAGGTACAGGCAAGACGATGGTGATGCCAAACCTCTTACTGTCCATGCACAAGAACTATCATGGCTCCAAGCCAAAAGTACACCTGATAGTATCCAATCCTGATGTATACAGGGAGATGACGGACAAGCTCTCGGGAGCTGATGTTGTATCGCACTCTACTGTTACGTCAATCCCAGATTTGACCAATGTGGATTTTGTGATATTGGATGAGTTCAGCTACCTTCCTCCTGATATAGCGAACAATCTGAAAACAGTCTTTGAGAATTTTCATGGGTATGTCTTGGTCACCGGTGATGAGAAGCAGAGTTTATACCGGGAAGAAAGGCCTGGCGCTATGATCAATACACTGATGCCTGTTTTGTATGACCGGATTATCAAGACACCGCCATTGAAGTGGAAGTTCAGAGCTAATAATATTCCGCTTTGGAACATACAACAGAAGTTCATCCAATCATCAGGTGTGCAAATTGGATTTAAACTATACTTCGACCAAACCACCTATGATGATGGTGCTGGAACACAGTATTTCGCTGATAAGGAGGATGTGCTGAAAGCTTTTCTTGCAGATCCGGAAGAGGATAAGGTCATTATCCCAACAACTGCGTATGACGCAATCAATCTGAAGAATAAAGTACCTGCAGCATTGAAAGATAGAGTGATTCCGGTTGAATGGAATACACAAATTCCATTTGTCCAGGGCAGGTCATTCAAGAAGGTGTACGTTTATATCAATCCAAGTGAAGGTGACGGAAACTATACCCGAAACATGTACACTGCTGTGTCAAGAGCCACGGAATATGTGGCATTGCCTGTGGGACAGGAATTTATCAGCAAAAGCGAGAAAGGGAAGGTGGTTAAGATTGAGAATCCTGTCGGTTTCTTCCATTCGGAATATGACAGCGTTAATGAAAGACTGAAAACAATCAGCAGAAACCATGGAAGTCCGAAAGGAGTGAAAAGCAAAGTGGTTGAGATCAGCAAGCTGTTTAAGAAGCGTACCGATCCCAATGACAGGCGTTATGACTATCCAGGATCTCCTGATGGTATTCCAAGACAGCAACATAGTGATTCCACAGGGCAGGAATATGAATCGGAAGCTATGAAGATTGGCAATATCGCTGAAAGCATTTTAAGAGAGTTCATTGAAGATCCAAACAAGAAGGCAGAGGAACAGACGTATGAAGGGTATGTTATCGACACAAACTCAATACAACAAGTCAAAAAAGTTGCAGATTATCTCAGGAACAAATATCAGAATGCACACATCATGCATGAGGTAGTTCTTGGTCAGTTTGATATGAATGATACTTATCCCCCAAAGACAATACCAACAGAGGCAGGAACAACTGACATATATATTGAGGGAGAAAACTTCGCCAAGATCATAGATGTGAAGGTGACAACCAAGGAAAATATGACTGCCAAGCAGATGGTCAGCAACCATTCAAAGCAGCTCCTTGGGTATCAAACCAAGCTAAGATCAACTCCAGGGCGGCCAGACACCCTTGAAAATCCGGGCCTTATCATATTCAAAGGGAAAGCGACTAAAACAACAACAACCAATAATCTTGTTTTAGAACTTATTGATCCAGATCAGGTAGTACATGATTATGTTGCAACAACAGAAAAAGCTGAACCTCCTGTACGTGAAAAGACCTTTGAAACAGTCTCTGATCCGTCATACAGGGGTGACTATTCAGAGGAAAGGAATTTCAGTGGTTTGTATCCTGTGAATATTGATACCAGTAGTCCACTACGCTCACAGGCAATCGCAGACTACCTGGCTACTCATAAAGATGCAATTGCATCGGTGGATATAGAAGCCGATCAACTTGTGATCTTTGCAGATCGTGCAAGCTGGGAGGCATTTATCGACAAAGCATACAAATCAGATCCTGTACTTAGGGCTAACACAAAACTTGGATATGTTCTTACAAGTCAGTCTCGGGGCAGCAAGCTTGATATTGCGCTGGAGACATTGGCAAAGGATATGCCTGACGAGGGAATACAGATCAAGATCAGGAAATTCAAATCATTCATCTTTCAGATAGCCAAGAACGAAATTCCTTATGATCAGATGAAGCTGCTTGCGGAAGCCAACGGACTCACTGTGGGCAATGCAAGAATTGGTAAAAACGAAAAAGGTCAGCAGACAGTTGATTTGGAGTTTATTGACAAGTACGGGACAAGGATGCCATTCACTGTCAGGGGCAGGCATATAACTACGGCAGACCAGAAGATTGCCCTGGAAGAACTTGAAGATTTAAGAAAAGATCCCGAGATTCTTGCTTTTCTGGAAGGTTCATTTAAGAAGGGAGATCCCACATTTATCCCTGCGGCAAAAGTCATGGAGTCGTCTCTTGCTTACAAGTTGATTATCGGAAACTACCGAAGCCTGAACCCGGATATTGGAATATTGACTTCTCCTGATGGCACCAGATATTCTTTCTCCAGGAATCAGGAAGGATACCCTGAAATCACCTATGAAAAAGCAGGGCAATGGTACAAGATATTTGGTGCAAAAGGCAATGGTGTAAAGAATGGCATTGACCATCTGAAAAGTGTCCTTCCACTGTTTCTGAACAACCTGACAGTCCAGAAGAATAGGCAGGTTGAAATTAAGCCTGTGACCGCCAGGATGCACTTGAAGATGACTGCACATGGATTTGTTGAGAATGTGGAAGACATTGTGGGCGACCTTGGCGGGTTTAAAGTTGGACGGTTCTACTTTGAGAAGGCCATAGCCAAAGAAGGCTATGGCGCTATGGCGATGAGGAAGGACATTGAGAATGGCAATAACCGTGTGAAGATGGGAAACAGGCTGCAAGCCCGAGCTCTCGCAAATAAGTTATTTGGTAGTAAAGCTGATACTCTTTTCAGGTATGACAGTTCGCTTGACAATGTTGGAAAATGGGGTGAAATACTGGAAAATGGAAACATTGTTCTTAATGACAAGAATGGCAATGTGAACCTGTACGCAGTCAGGCATGAAGCGATGCACTACCTGATTGACTTCCTTCTTACTCCACAAGAACGAAACCAGATACTTGAAGAAGCAAGACAGATACTTGGTCAAGAATCACCGGGCCCGTTTACCACCACCCAGCTTCACGAGTTCCTTGCAGAAGCTTATCAGGGACGTTATGAAGGGATCACTGGTTTCATACGCAACATGCTTGATTATATCAGGACAGTGCTCAAAAACTGGGGATTATACAAGGCTGACTACAGGACGATGATGTATGAGTTGGAGCATGGCGTATATGCCAACCGTAGTCCTGGATCAGGGTATGGAATGTCATATGACATGGCTTATGAAGCTTATGATAAAACTGTTGTTGACGATACTTTATATGCAGATCCTTACAAGTTGACCAGAATATTCGGAGGGGTAGAGGAAAGAACACTTCAAGCAAAGACGCTTGTATGGAATGTATTCAAAAACACCATCTACACTCCATGGATGGTCAGAGGCAGGACTTATCATGATACTTTCGAGTTGTCAAATGAGGCAAATATCAATGACATCCTTACTGCAAGAGCAAAATTGCTGAAGGAGTTTTCCGATGCCGGATATTCTGAAGAAGACCTTATCCAGATGATGGAGAAGACCGGAAATATCTACGTTCCGATTCCGGATGCTCATGACAAGTACGTTCAGCTAATGCTTTCTGACATGTCAGTGTATAATGGGCTGATGCGTATTATGCTTCCTGGATACAATGGCTCTGTAAAGGCAATACAGCACGTTGTAATGAACCTTGATGAAAGCGTGGAGATAAGTTCATCCAACAGAGAATTCGTGAACCTGGCAAGGATGATTCAGTTTGACGATAAAACCATGATTGACAGCATCGATACCATGAACCAGATGCTCAAGATCATGATTACAATGACTCCCTACAAAACCGGACGAGGATTTGTAGCTGCCGGACCACTTATCCATGCGATCAATCAGGTTACGGCATCATGGCAATATTATCCTGGGACTACCAACGAAGAGAAGATATTTGCTGCAATCAAATCATTGACGGTTGACCGAACAAACAAGGAGAAGATGTTCACTGTGAATCCTACTGAAGCAGAACGGTTCCTTGAATATTGGGGTGAGCCGAATACAGAAATGGTTCCTGCTGACGATATGTGGTTGCTTACTGTATGGGATTACGAAAACCACTGGGAACGCATACTGGCTGAAGCGCAAAAGAACCATTTTACCGCTGATGAAATAGCTATGCTTGAGAAGAAAAGGTTCCAGGCAAGGTTTCTCAAAAACGGACTTGTATCTGAACTTCAGTCCAAGACTCTGAAGAATTTCACAGAAGCGAACTTCTCCAAGAAGATACCATACATGACAAGGCCTTATGCCAATACTATCGATGATGTCATGAAAGCCCATCAGAAAGCATTATTTGACAGGGCGCTGAACATGGGTATAAACAATAGTGTTGGCATATCCAAATCATTGATAACCCTGATCAACACCCTTGGTTACAGTTCGGATAAAGGTGTTATCACCATCTCTATTGGCGGTAAACCTGTATTTTCATACGATGGGAAGGCATATAAACTTATCGGATCATCTGAATCCGTAGATGCTTTACTCAAGTCTATAGGTGTGGACATGCACTATTCAGCGATACTAGGATTCATGAATGGACAAGGAAAGAACAGGAGAGGGCAGTTAAGTCCGACACGACTTGCAAATGCCTTGGCAGCGTTTACATTCTCGTCTATTGACACTTACGTGAAATTCACGAAGAACAGGATGGAAGCAGCCAAGAACGCAAAGGAACTGGATTTATTCAAACGCCTTCAAGATGAGATTAAGAAGGTGTCATGGTATTCAGGTTCAACAGCAGAAACATGGTTGAACAAGGAGGTCAAACTTGGGAACATAGTTGCTTTGAGCGAAGACGAGATAGAGTCAAAGCAGGAAGATGTGACCGTGGAAGATACATCCAAAGGTGAAGAGGGTGGAGATCGCATTATAGCACCTCATATGGCGGTACGTTATCTCCGGGAACTGGCTTCAGCAGAACTTGCTCACGGAAGGGCGTATTATTCAAGGTCATGGAGAGATTCATCCGGTGGTCGAAGGTTTTCTCATACTGTTGGAAGCAGTTTTGATTCCATGATGCCAGCAGCTCCTCCCAATGAAGATGTCAGTGTGCACCGGAAGCTTAAAGAAGATTACAAAGGAGGTGTTTATGACACGGCTTTTGGCAGGCATCCGGCTTTTGACCTGAATGTACCTTACGAGATTGACAAGAGGTATGCTTTTGTTGGCGAGACATCAAAAAGGCAAGGTAACAGAATGTCCGAGATGCCAACTCTTGACGCTATCAGGAGTTTTTTTGATGCTGCATTCATTGGAGATCTGTTTAACTCCGTAGGCAAGAAGACAACAGCAAGGGTAAGCCTTCCTGCCCATCTTAATGGCGACAACAGCTACTATTCCATCCATGAATATCTGTTTTCCAATAACAGCAAGCCTTGGGAACTCACTAAAGCGGATAACCAGTTCAATCTGACGGTCAAAAAGGAATTGTTCAGGGACTATATCCTTAAGACATTTGGCGTGTATCTGAATCACCGGGATAATGCCATCATGAATACGAACCTATGGATGGTTGCCAATGGGATTGATTTCGGATTGAATCAGATCATGTCCCCATCTGAGATATTTGAGAAGTACAGGGTGCTTGCATTGATGCCAAACTACAGGATGCTTGTAAAAAGGTTCATGGCTACTGCAGCAAACCAAGGACTCATGGACAACTTGGATTACAAAATCAAGAGGTTTGTAATCAACGGGCAGGAAATGGACATCATCCTTCCTGGTCAGACAATGATGATGGACTTCTATGAAGCCACCTTTGATGACAAGACGCGAACGATAGAATACAAAGCCGAGAATAAGCGAGTCTATACATGGGATAACTGGCAATGGCTTCTTTCCAAAGGAGAAGGGAAAATCAAAACTGATGATATCATAGAACTTATCAAACCAACCATGGAACGGCTTACTGGTGCCATGAAGACCTTTGGATACCAGATGAACAAAGATGTCCTGAACATGAATGGGTTTGGCCAATATTGGTCACGGAAGCCTGTATTTGTTCCAACGGGACAGTCTTTAGTTCACCGGGAAGGTGGCAAGGCGGGAACCATCAACTTCACGAAAGAAGAACTTGGAGGATATGCCAAGCGGACGAGACAAACTGCAAAAGGCGATTTGACCGTAGCCATTGCAAAAGATTTCACTACACCCGGTGAGCTTCTTACGCAATCACAAGCAAAAGGAAGATACCTGCAGGTTCCTTATGGTTCAGAAAATGTCACTGACATTGTAAAACGCATCAGAATAGCGTTACAAGGAAAAGAAGGTATTACAGTCAATATCGCAGGTAATGAGATTTCCAAGTTAGGTATTGGTCAGAAAGATGTTGATGATTATGTTTACAAGCTGTTCTCAGCAGTATCGCAATCACTGACAGAAGATGAAAAGAAAAGGATCAGTTTTATATCTGGTGGTCAATCCGGGATAGATGAGGCTGGTGCAAAGGCAACTTCACTTCTTGGATTCGATACTACTGTACATGCACCGGCAGATTGGAGTTTTCAGAACTCAGAGAACAAGAAGATTACAGGAGAAAATAACTTCAAGGCAAGGTTTCTTCCGGGTGGATGGAAGATGGAAGAAGAAGGATACTTTGACCGCAGCGAAAAGGTATTCCATCCTGCAATAGAACTTTTCTCTCTTCTTTCCCATATGAGTGTGCAGGATTCTATACTTATTGGTCTTGGCAATGAGCTTCAATATGGTAGTTCTGAGAAGTTCTTCCAGAGAACGAAAGCTGATAACATGTCAGGGATTGTCCCCAATGTTGACAGCAAGCTTGGCCCGGGACGTTATTCAAGAGCGGTGTCATTGACATATGGTGCATCAAAGGTACAGGTTGGCGACAGGTCTTTAAACCTGACAAACCTGAAAGCTATGGTTCTGAATGGAAAGATGAAACCAGAACAGGCCCAACAGATATGGGACTCAAGGTCAAGTTCCAATGAAATCAAGCATCCTGATATAGCAAGGTTATATCCTGAATCAACCGGCACAGATAAGGGTGAAGGAAACATGGTTATTCATGACCTCGCCAGGATTCTCTTTTCAAGGGCATTAGGAAGTCAATATGGCATGATGGCTTTGCATGGTTTAGACAAGGTAGGTAATCACTTTGTGGATCATACCACAGGTAAATCATTCTATGGCAAGCTTGGTCAGGTAGTATTTGATGACCGGGTACGGGAAGAATCTCCGTTTGCACAGTTGATATTTGAGCTTGGAATGGGTCCCACACTGCATAAGATGTATCAGGATCAACGATCTTCCGGAAAGAGTCATCTTGCCTCACTTTACTCGCTTGCCGATGCTATAAGCGAAAATCCGGCACTCAGGGATGAGATGGTTGACTTCTTCTATCTTCCGGGATCGGTAAAGACCGGGATGATAAACACCTTCGACATTCAAGACTTTGACTTCAAGACCATGAAACCAAGAATAAATCATGACTTGGTTAAAGCAGGTTCTGTCAATCTTGACAATACCGGATACAGGGTTATCCTGGACTACAAAACAGGATATGGAGAAAACGATGGTGTATTCCATGCACAAGCCATGTATCTGATTGCTTTGTCAGAAGATCCCAAGAAAGCAGAGCAGATGTATCAGTCTCAAAGCGAGATTATCAAGATGGTACTGGATGATTTGAAAAACCAGATAGAGAAACAATCATTCAATGTGGTTGCCAAGGAATTTCTCAAAAACGCATCCAAGTATATCACATCAGCGACCATCACTCATGAGCTTTCCCAACTTCCGGAGATTGATGTCAGGGCATCGGTGCAGATGCTGGTTCAGTCACTAAACATGCTGGCTAACCACCTGACCAAGAACGGGCTCAGGACAAAGATTTCAGGTAGCCATGACATCATAACAACATCACATGGTATGCTTGTTTATCCTGCTGTTTATGATGATACCGGAACTTTTATCAGATGGGGGAAAGCAAATGACAGAGAAACTCAGTTCTGGGTTGCCCATGGAGACCTGAATAAGATTGGCTTAAAACCAGAACAGCTTCAGGAAGCCGGGGAATATGCTACTGAATACGAAGACATACGTATTGATAGCGGGAAATATCGGAAAGCCATGTATGCGGGTAAGTTTCAGCATGTGAAGTCATTTGGCTTGAATCATCGAAGTACTATGGCTGATGTATGGTTCTACAAACCATTGAATAGTCAGCAGTTGTATAACATCCGTACAATGTCCAGGTTGAGATTGAAGTCTATGCTTCATGATATTGTCAAGGTGGCTGCATCTGACCCAAAGCTTGTTTTGGCAAACAGTGGAATCGATTATGAGATGACATGGGAAAACATTGAACTAGTTCTTAACACCAAAGACAATCCTTTGATAAAGACTGCTCTTGGCATTTACAAGGGGATAAAGAGAAAGTCTGAGATCAATGCTGGTGTCAATGCTCGATTGACCGGACTGCCAAAAAAGGAACGTGCTGATGCAGAACCTGCAATCAGGAGGGAAGTTGAAAAGGAATACAAACAGAAACGGTTGACATGGACGAATAAGGATTTTAACAACTTCTTCAGGCAGTTTGAAATCCAGATGGATTCTTTCATAGAAGTAACTGAGAATGTGACTATCGGGCGTGTTCCATCTCCAAAGTCATCCATGACTTCTGTTGGCTTTATGGTCACAATGGTCAACAGTTTGAACAATACCCACTTTGCTTCGCCTGAATCACACCATATCAGGGATGATGATAATGACGGTGACGTGGCATACAAAAGCCACAAGTCTATCGATGGACAAAACTATATCATCACGGAAGGAAAGACAGGACATGTCAATGATGTTCATGAAAAGCTGACAAAGTTCTATACCGAGGCTGGCGAGGAAACACTGAAATCATTTGTCAGTCCTCTTATCAAGAAGGACGTACCAGAGATTATTGAAGCCAGCGGACTCAAGTCGCCTGTAGAGATAATATCCGATGATCCGGTAAGCCACATAGCCATGATGAGCATGGGTAATACCGGCACTGAGATAATCGGACCTGAAGCAAACTCTTCCAAAGCGATTGCAATGGCTGCTTTGGTTAACGACAAAACTGGGAAGAATTACTTTGGCTTGAAAGGTATCAACTATCATGTCCTCACCGATGTAATGGCTGATAACTTGCAGCAATCCCTGGACAACCTGAAGATATTGACAAAGGCTAAGATGGCCTTCTTCGTGCCGAATGTCAATCTTCTCGCCTCTCTGTTATATACACACTTCACCGCGGGAGCAACTTCATCCAGAGAAACATTCATTGACTTTGTTGAATTCATATCCAAGCCATGGGTCAGGAAGATTCTTCTTGATAATGCACAGTTGAACATGAGTCTGAGCAGAAAAAGTGAAGGATTACCTTTTATTCTGGACAGAAACATCAAATACTATCAGAAGAGGTTGAAAACAGCCACAGAAATATCGCTGAAAAGTATAGAAGATCAGATTAAGGAACTGTCTGCAACAGATCAGGATGACGACCTTGCTTATAGTATTTCCATGGCCTGGAAAAGATCAGATGAAACTGATGCTTCGGTTTTTATCATCAACGAAAAGGAACGGATAGAAGAAGTGATAGCTGATCTCAAACTCCTTCAGAAACACGCAGCAAGGGGTGAAGCCATATTCAGGACAAGCGTGATCGCATCTTTAGGACAAAACCTGAATGCAGTCCCATACAATCTTGCAACCACTTACACCAACCTGCAAAACTGGTCAGGGTTGACAAATGTATTTGATGGGGAACCCATAAAGGAAGAAAGGGAATTCTTTACCACAGGAGAAAAGGAAATGACCAAGGACCAGGTTGATGCGGAGAATAAGAGGCTGAAAGCAATTTGGGAAGAACATGAAGCGAATGTGAAAGCTGAAATGAGTATTCCTGATTTGCTTAGGATCCCACATATCGAACAGTCAGTCAGAGCATTCCTGTTTGTGCATGAGCAGGCAGAAAAGAACTCTACACAGTATTCTAAGGTGATCCTTGGAAGAACAGACTCGTATCAGTCTGAGGTAAAAAAGAATGCCAAGGTGGACTTCCTCTACAAGAATGAATGGTACAAGATGGTGGAAATGATCGAACAGCACAACGATGTGATGTTCTTATGGATGAGGATGAACAAAAAGACTGGCGAGGTTAATGGCAATCCGGTATATGAGGATGATGATGTTTTCAAATGGCTGGATACAGTGGTATTGCCCGGAATAGGAATATCTACGCTGGCAACCTTCTATGATGGACAGACCATAATGACCACACGTTCCGAAGAATGATCCTTCCAGGGCTTTCTTTAACTGGATGATACCTGTGGTGATTAACAAGATCAAGAATAAGGAATTGATGGGAGAATTGGAAAACAACCTGTTCATCAATAGTGTGCATGTATCTGGTCAGGGAGCAGGACAATTTTTGTATATACCTGGGTTTCAATTCTTCACTGAGGAACACAAATCTGAACTTCAGCGCTCATTCAGGAATATTGCATCTGTTCCGAATGGAGAATTACTCCAAAAAGCTATCGCTTTATACCAAATATCACGTCATGGGTGGATGTGGAGGAATGACAGTATAGCTCCGATCATACCTGCAGATGTGTACAAACAGTATTCTGATGAGTTTGTCAGGTATCTGAACCAGTTCAAATCAAATGGTGAGGTCAAAACAGATAACGGCAATGCTTCTGTCGGATATAACCCAGACAAGACAGATTGGGACTTAAGGGCTTTATTTGATGGTGCCGGTTCACACATAGATCGTGGTGTTGATCTTGACATCGTATTGCGTCTCCCTGATCACATGCGTCCGAAGTTCTTCACATTCCCTCAGAAAGACCTGAAAGGCATAACCAGAGATATACCAGGGATAATGACTGAAGTGGAGAGGAAGGGGGAAATAATCAAGGTTCCGACAAAAAACAACATACTCACCTTCAGTCCATTTCCACAGACTGATTCCATGTTTACTGGGCTTCAGATCATCAACAGGATAGATATTGATGATACTGAAGCCTTTCTTAATGGCAAGCCTGTTATCGCCTACACCGGGAATAAGCAGGTTCAGGATGGCGCTGCAATCATAATGGGGGCTTTCCGTGGTGATGCAACACATCAACCGGAACGAAAGAGTACTATCATAACCAAGGAATCCAAGACACGATTATTTGGACCACCACTGCCTCCGGTTATGAATGGGGCAGTCAAACAAGCTAAGTATGGTCTTATGTGGCATGAGTTCATGTATCCTGACACTGAGGAGAAATTTACTAAACACATGAAGGATTCCGGAATAAACTTCATAACAGGAGAGGCGCATGGAGACAAATTCTGGCTATTCAGGGATAGTGAACAATCCTGGGTGATTATCAATGCCGGTAAAGACTTCCGTCCACTGATGTTGACACCTCATGAGGCAGCCATATACCTTGGCGACAGTTACGCTGATACATTTGACCATCTTGCAAATACATTGGAGGCAAGCAGTCCTGTCCTCAGACAACCGGTTTCCACAAAAGGAAATAATTGGATGACTTCCGTGATGAAGAACCACGCTACAAATGAGGAATTGATGTTTTATACATTCCTGATGAGAAGCAGGGAGCAAACAAAAAGCACCACGGTGAACTTAGTATCAGGTATTGACAATACCATCAGTGGCTATGCTTATTACGATACCAAACTTGGATCAATAAACATACACACAGACATAGCTGATGCCATCATCAATTCATGGGGAGCCAAGCATGTTACACAGACTATTTTGCATGAGCTTACCCATGCAGACTTATCGACAAGGATACAGCTATTTCTCGATGGCAAGTATGATCAGTTAAGTGAGAAGGATCTTGCAGCTCTGCGTGACTTGAACCGTTTGTATAACAATGCTTATCTACAAACACAGAACAAACATCTGTATGGATACAAAGACTTTCATGAGTTTGTATCCGAGTCTTTGTCGAGTAAGGAATTCAGGGAAGATATGAGAAACATGGCTTTGCCGGAGGGGATGTCCATCTGGGATAAAGTCAAAGTAGCGTTGAAGATTCTGATCCGGTCAATATTTCCGGAAGGAAGCAAATATCTGAACGCTGTGGATGGATTGATATTCACGTTGATTGATTCTGATGGCTTGTCTATGGAGGGTACGTCAGAAACTGCAATGCGCTTGAACGCAGCAGCATTGAAGGTAAACAAGATGTCTGACCTGGTCAATTATATTGGAGACAATACCGAGATCAAGCATAACAACAAGAAGTCTGCCGTTGAGTGGATGCTTTCAAAATGGAAGACATCATCAAAAGGCATAGTCTATTGGAAAACAATGGAGATGCATTGGGGTGTTTACCAGAAATCTCTTGGAGGCAGCAGAACAAAAACAGAAGCCCAGGCGGTAGCTGAAGCTGAAAAGGCGTTTGAAGATGGGTTAAAATATGAACTGATGATACAGGGTGAATTTACTGAAGCCCTGAAAAGCCAGGATAACCTTGATGCGTTTATCAGGAAGCGTGGAAGTAAGCTCTCGGATATTACGATCAGGGAAGTTGCATCTTACTATATGGATTGGGAGCCTTACTACAAGTTTTTTCTTTACAACTCTGACCAATCAAAAGCCAATGGGTATCACAGTCCATTGTTTGATGCTTCTGATGTTGGGTTTAACCCGGTTATCACATGGCATACTCCTGATGGTGCTTTGAATGGAAAACAGGAAATTTCAATCACTGACATAACATCCAACAACTTGGCTGGCTATAACAAGAGTATGTTTGATTTTCTTGGTATCACTACTCCAACATTCGACAAATCTGAACGTGGCATCAGGGCATTTTTTCTGACACTCACCGCTATGTCTGTCATGAAAAAGAATCCAACGGTAAGGATAAGAAGAGTTGGTTCTATAAAAATGTCAGGTGGGCTGACCACTAACTTTGTATATCTGCCTGAAGCCTTGAAAGATTTGAAGCGTCTCAGAGAGAACAAAGACTTTATGAACAGTCTGTCTGATGAAATGAAACAGATCATCAACGATGACGCTTTATACAATCCACACCTGTATGACCAATCTTACCTATGGCAGATACAGCAGATGTACAAGAACTATTCTCCAGAAGAGAAACAAAAGAACTACATAGCAGATCTTCTAGTCCGCAAGATACAGGATGCAGCTACAGAGAAAGATGAGCTTGCAGACATCATTAAACACCGGCTTGGCAGGATGGCGGCTGATTACGAAGCCGGACAGCTATTCGAGGTCAAGGAAGCTGAGTTGCTTATGGGATCGCTTCATGAGCTTGAACAGAAGAAGATGACAGGATTCAATAGCATGAGGGATATGGGAGAGTTTGATGCCAGGTACTTGGAATCTGCCGGTGGTGCTGCCAATGATATTGTGCAGTTTGCTTACCAACGGATGATTATTTCACTTGGAAAGTCAAAAGAGGAGTTTGACCAGTTCAGGAGAGTTCATGATCCCATGCTTAAAGAACTTAACGACATCTTCTATGCATCTCATCAGGTACACAAGTTTACAGATGTTTTGACAGAAAACCAATCATTGAAGTTTGAACCATTGTTCAGAAAACGGGAGATTGGTAGGGAACAGGTAAAGACTTTGGAGATATGGTGGGATGAAAATGATCAGGATACTAAGGAAGCTATTGCCAATGGAACAATTCATCCTGATAGAGAAACTGCATTGAAGTATGTCAGGTATGGAAAGTACGTTGCTGATACAATATGGGAGTCTTTGGTTCAACTGGAAATGCACCAGATCGAGGAATATTCATTTGGGAAGAATAAGCAACAACGAATAGCTGAGACAAGGCTAAAAGCTGAGAACATTGTAAACAATAAGTATACACGTGGTATTATACCGGCCATGGGGATGGATGCAGTGGAATTATTTGTAAATGCAAACAGGAAGAATGTCAAGGAAACCATGAAACAGGTATGGTCACGGTTTACTGATACGATGGTCAATCCTGAATACATTTACACACACGCAGGTTCTGCTATCAGTAACATGAGGATGGGTGAAGGGTTTGCAAAACAGTTCAAGAATGATGCTGAATATGGCAGCGACTATCGCCTTGAGCTTATGGGATTATCCAGAACAGCTAATGGGCTTACGGTAACTGACAAAGCCAGGAATCAGCGGCTCACTTATGACATGGAAATTATCATGAACTACTTTCAGTTTGCTGTGAAGTCCAAGATCAACTTCGAGAAGATGGCCATGCATGAGATTAACTCGGCCAAAGGAATTCTCTACAATTACAACCGATCAAAAGGTATACAACAGAAATGGAATCTGCAGTTTCTGAAGGAATGGGATGACAGAATACATCATGGCAAGCTTGAGCAATCCAGGAATGCTGTTACTATAGAGGAAGTGGACGCTTCAGGCATGTCATTTGACAAGACAATGAACCTCATGGTTGCAGCGACCACTTTTGGACAGATGGCGTGGAACGTGTCTTCGGCCATGACCATGAGCATGGTTAACAGCATTTCGCTGGTCAATACGGCAGTGTCTAATCCAAAGACATCACATTGGTTCACAATGGAAAATCTTGCCAATGCTGTTCTTTTGTATATCAGAAACCCAAAGCTTGTGCATGGAATATCACGCATGTATAAGTTTGCGGATTGGGACAGGAACATGCTGCTCAATTCTGCAAAACATTCTCCAACAAAAAGGAAGATATTCAATAGCTACTGGTTCCAATACTTGAATTGGTTGCCAGATTACATATCCAGAAATCTTGTTGGCATAGCGCAGATGGATAAGGATGGTGTCCTTGCAGCTCACAGTGTTGACAAGGATGGATTTGCTTCGTTTGATGAAAGCAAGGTTGAAAAATGGAAGTCTGGAAAAGGGAAGAAGATCAGGGATATGAAGTATGAGGAATTGATACTTGAGGGAATACAAGAAAGAGGCAAGCCAATGATCAGGGCGTATACGATCCTTGAACAAGATGCCATCAAAGATTATGGAGCAAACAATGTGGTTGGAGGATATGAGAGTACAGAACAATCCAACATGGTTTATGAGCGCTGGCCAAGAATATTCTCTACATACAAGAAATACTGGCCTTCCAGGATAAAGAACCTTCATTCACATGAACGCTACCGGGGAACTATGATGTACGTGGATACTGAAGAAATCGAGAATCCAGATGGTACTAAGGAAGATATAGCAGTGTACAGACGTGACCTTATGGAAGGAAAGATTCAGTCAATCAGGCGTGCTTACATCCAAATCAAAAATGCTAAGGAAGCAGGGTTGTCTTATCATCAGGCTTATGCGGCTCTTCCGGACAGGAGCAAGCATAACTTATCTAGGTTGTCTATTGATACTTTCTTGATGTTGGTAAACCTTCTTGCCGTATCTTTGAGTGGAGATGACGATGATGACAAGAAAAAGATTGGGAAATACAATATCAGTGGAGGGTTCGTGTTCAACAACAGATTTTTACGTTCAATATCATATGCGCTTCAGGATGGTGTTGTCGAGTGGTATGCGCCTGTCGGACTCAGGTTATTCACAGAACCGTTTCCAGTGATAACACATGCATGGAGGTGGTCAATGCTTTTAGAAGCAATGCTTACATGGAACATGAGCAAAGCAGCACAGTACAGTAAAATGGTAATACCTGGTGGATCTAATATCAGGCTCATCAGTGACCTAATCGAAGATTAATGGCACTCCAAGTAACACATCCATCCTGCCGCAAATACAACATGACGCATACCGACATTGCCAAGAAATGGAATGTCAGGTCTGTGTCTGACACCATACTTTTTACCGGTGATTTCAGTTCAGGGTCATCTTCCTTTGAACTTTCGGCAACAGGCGTTTATATTCTTAGGGAAGCTTATGATCTCACCAATCCTAGTTCTGACCTTCTTGAATATGTGATCATTGAAGATTGTGGTCTTATTGACTGCCTGAAGAAGCTTATTCTGAATCTTTTCTGCGAAAGCGATGAGTGCGGTCCATGCAAGGACTGCGGGACGCAGGAGAATGGTCTGCGTTATGAGCTTAACAAGCTGATAGGCGGTTACAGCCTTATCATCATGGCATCCATGGCGGATAAGTTTGAACACTGGGGAATCTATTCCATCGATGAGTGCAGGCAGCAGAACCTGAGTGAACTTAACTCATGGATAACTGAGTTGGAGAAGATCAAGAACAGGTGTGCAGAGGAGGATTGTTCACAAACGTCAACCGACACGGAGGAATGTGGTTCATGTTAGTACCGTATAAACCCCTTCCAAACGCATTCAGCTCGATTACAGCGCGTTATTTCGACCTGGTGAGGAAAAGGATGGGCAAGAGGTTCGATCGTGCGTATAAAGCGGAGCTATTCGGTAATGGAACATGTATAGACAACAAGTGGAACCGGCTCATGGACTTTGTGTATCTTTACATCCTTCTTTCCATAGCCCATGGAGAGAAACAGGAGACAGCCTTGTTCTCGGACTGTCCGGTCAAGGAGATAACAGACATAGGAACAGGATTTCAGTTCGAGTGCCTGAAAGAATACTTCAAATGCTTGAACTTCGATGTGCAGAAAGCGATTGACATATTCAACCTGGAGGGAACTGATGGAAT